CGAAGTTTAATATCTTCCTCTAATGCAGCTATCTGTTCTTCAGTACCGGTGTTAAGTATAAGAGCTTCACCTTCTGTTATAGTAACATCGATAAGCCTTACCCAACTACTTTCGTTTATTGCTTTATATTTTTTCATAATTAATAGTTTACAACACCTGTAGTGTCAATTCCTAATACGACCCTTCCTCCACTTGTAAGACCACTTGTAAAAGTATCATATATCATGGTGCATCTCAATATATCCCTCGTTAATCCTGCCGCATTATTACAGCAAAAGGCTTGTTGCCAAGCTATACAATTTGATATTAACCCACTGTTTGTTCCTAAATCTCCACAAAATGCAGCGTCACTATTAAGAGCCGTACAATTAATTATTCTACCGTTTAAATTACTTCCTGTATAAGTTGCAGTAGCCTTTATTACAAAAGAAGGATCTAATCCACTACATTCACAGTTTGATATTAAGCCTCCATTAATTACACCACCTGATGCATTAGCTGTTACAACAAACGAATAGCCTCCCTCTGATGTGCAATTAACTATTCTTGAAGCATTTTCAACATTAGTGCCGGTACAAAAATTATTATTACCTGTACTAAAACAGTTTGATATAGTTCCATAATTAAGTGTATACATTGTACCACCGGATAAAAATGAACCTCCTCCTCCTCCTGCTGTGCAATTATCAATAGTACCATAACTTATTACATAGCCCACACCGTCTAAACGTACAAATGAGTTAGATCCTGATGTACAGTTTTTGAATGTTCCATATAAGCTTATGCTTCCGCTTCCTGATGATACTATACCTGCCGGAGGAGTAGCAGTAGTTCCATATAAAAATGAATAGTTCCCTGCTACACAGTTTTCAATAGTACCTGAAAATGCGAATGAAAAAGCACAAAATGAATAAGTGCCTCCGACACAATTTTTGATATAAATATTCTCCGAAGGATCACCTGTAGAAGCTACAGCAAATGCAGCGTGTCCGTAGTAATTATTTTTTGTAGTGTCAATTCCTGATATACGAACATTGATACCTGGAAATGGACTCGTTACTTGCATACTTGAAAAGTACACGTCAGTCACTCCACTTAATGATTCGAAATCAATGAACGATTGGTTAACAGTAAATGCACCTAATGTAGCTTCACTAAAAGTATAATATCCCGGAGCCAATAGTATTACTACACGGTTATTAGTTGACTTAGCTGCTCCGTTTGGAGTCATTGCCTGCGCTGCCGTATAAGCATCTCTCACCGCTTGTCCATTTTGAGCTGGAGTTCCGTTTGCTAATACTGAAAGGAAGTTAGTTCCTTGTAATTGGAAAACAGGAATAACTAAATCACCACTACCGAGTAGTGTCGTCCCGTTAACCGTCTTAATGTTTGTGCCGCTAACGAGTGCCGCTTGCTTATTGTTAAATGTAGTCCAATCTGCCGAACTCAATGCGCCTCTATTTGCTGCGCTTGCCGTTGGAAGGTTGAACGTGTGTGTGCTTGTTGCAGACGAGATACCAAAGTCAGTCCCTGTTGTTCCTGTTGCAAAGTTCTGCACCTGAGCCGTCAAGCCATTCAACGCAGTTAAGCCTGTTGAGAATGTAGTTATTACTTCACAAAGGTGACTATTCTCAGTGTGGAGTGTAATCGTTCTACCCGAATTGTTAACCCATATTCTAACCGCTAACCTATCTGTAGCCACTAACGTAGTTTGTGGTACTGCTAATGCACTTACATATAAATCTATCGCTGTTCCGTTGGTTATGCTTTCGGGATTAGCTGAACCTGATGCAATTAAAGATAAAGTTACACCATTCCATTTATACAATTCAACGTAAAACGAAGGAGTGCCTCCTCCGCTTGAGGCACTGAAATAAGTTTCGAAGTTCCAATTTCCTGCTGGTATCTCTAATAAGTTTGGGACGTTAGCGTCTGTGATAAATGATTGAATATAACCATTTGTTGCAATCGTGAAGTCTGTTCCTGCACCTAAGACAGGCACTCTGTCCATTTCCTTCATTGCTATACCACCAAATGTTCCCTGAGATACCGATCCGTTTAGGTAATAAGTTAATGAAGCACCGCCACCTGATGACGCTGGAAAGTTGGCGAGGCTTCCGTCACCTCTCACATATTGAGAAACAGTGCCTGCTCCTGTAACTGCTAAAGTTCCCGAAGTGGTGACAGGGCTACTCGCTACATTAAATGCTGAAGGCATTGTTAATCCCACACTTGTAACCGTTCCTCCACTTGAAGGAGAGCTATTAGTAATGGTAAAGTTTGGATATGTTCCTGCCACTCCAATACCCGTGCCTGCGGTTAATGCAACTACCTGATCGGGAGCAGAGTTAGTTACAGTAATACTACCGCTTAAAGTAATAGGACTACCGCTTACGCTTATCCCTGTGCCTGCCGTTACACCTACACTTGTTACTGTTCCAACCGACAAATCGCCTGCGCCAAGTAAAGAAGTGGAGTTAACCGTCTTAATATTAGTACCACTTACAAGCGTTGCTTGTTTAGCGTTCAAAGCGTTTTGTAAATCGGTTTGAGTAGAGAGGGTTCCTATAATAGAACCCCAAGCAACAGAGCCACCATCTAAAGATACATATACCGACCCATCCCAAACATAAGATTCAGGCACACTTAAATCGACATATATAATGTTTGCCATTCCTATTGCAGGGAAGGAAGCGAAATTAGGATATGTTTCTACACCTGTAGATGTTAATAGTTGATACGATGAACCGTCCCAAAAATAGGCTTGATTTGTAGACTCATCGATATATATTACAGACTGCTGTCCTGTTGCTGGAAAAGATGCAAAGTTAGGATATACAGCAACAACACCTCCAACAAAGGTAGGTCCAGGGCAACACCCTTGGATAACATCTGAAATTAAAAATCCGTATATGTCGTAAAGTCTGTTTACATACGCCTCACTTGTGTCAGAGGGATCTATTCCTGCTGAGTAAATCTTATTGCTTGTTGACCCGTAAAGAGCAATTATATTAAATACATTGAACGAGAGAGTCTTTACACTGTTTGAGAATATAATTGTTTTAGCTAAATTGCTTTCGAAGCCTATAGAAACTGAACTGGTAATACTAAAGGAATCTACAATGTCTAACCCGTTATAAAACTGGACTATTCCGTTAGATAGACGCTGTATTTTTGTTACATTTACATTCATTGCTCAAGCATTAGTACAGACGCAATCTCATCATCGGATGCGTTCATACAAAAATACTGAAAATTACCATACCTTTCAGACATTATTGGAGCCTTTTCTTCAAAATTTAAACTATTAATTCCTATCGAGATTAATTTACCCATGACATACTTCGTGTCTTGCTGACCTCGGTTCTCTGCGTGTGCTTCAACTTCTTCCTCCACTTCCTCAACTTGAGGCGTACTTATAGTTCTCGCCTTCTTCTTTTTGGAGGAGAGGGTCCGAACTCTGTTGTAGTTCTCCTCACCCCAAATAAACTCAAAGAGTTGTTTAACAGTAACCCTCTCTGAGTTAAACTTCTGTGAGGTTGCCTCCAACGCTTGCGCTATAGGGAACTTGGATGGTTTGCAATAGCGAGAGAGGGAACGTAAGTCCTGACATTTGATGACCTCCACCGGATCTATTCCATGCTCTTCTGCAACTATCTTCCAACTCTTTACAGGCTTGAACTCTGTCTCCTTCCTTGGCTTCTCAAACTCAAAGTCAATAGGTATACCTAGAGAGGTACAGGTCATAACGAGAAGTTTCATGTTGGCAATTGCGATGAGGGCCTCTCTCGGCTTCTCTTCCTCGCACACTACAGAAAAGGTGTCGCTCCTCTTGTCAGCAATGGTCATGTACCCTGTGACCTTAACACTCTTTGGAGCGATAGACTCTTCCTTAAAGATTTGCCATCTGATGTCTCCTGTGTTTACAGAATCGCTTATAGCTGTATATAGTTCAATGAGACTTTTCTCCTCCTTGGAGAGAGAGAATGGTAGAGAACATTTCATTTGTTTTTTTTGTTATTTGTTATTGTTCGGATGGTGTGTCATCCTTCTTCTTATATCGTGTAAAGATACTCTCAATAACCGTAAGTCCCAAACCCCCTCCTGCTATGACGAGAAGTCCCTCAAACATATAGTCAGGGCATCTATAGGAAGTGAATGTAGCAACGTATGCCAACGATATGCAAACGAGTAGAGAGAGTATTGCACTAACCCTTTTTGTACTTGCATCTCCTTCAGAACTTAATAGTGACTTTAACCACTTCATTTTTTTTCTCTAAGTTCGTCATTCAACTTCTCTAAGCGTTCAATTAAACGCTTCTTCTCAGCTCTATCTTGCTGCCAAAAACGATACACAGCATACCCTAAGGCTACGCATAAGATACCTAGAACTCCATAATCAAGCATCTTGCTAATTATAGTTTCACTCATTTCTTCTTAGCCATTTTGATTATGGTGTAGATAGAGGCGATGCCCGACAAGAAAAGGCAAAACATTTTAAGAGCAAACTCAACGTCCAACAACCAAGCTGGGACTGATAATAGAATGCTACTGATTGTACCTGTTATCCCTTCCGTTATTTGTTGTTGATGATTGCTCATTTGAAAATAGTGTATATAGTTTTACCTTTTACTTTTGTAGCCTTTATAACTTTCTTTTTATTGTGCAGTCTTGAATAGGAAACATGAACCCATTCTGGATTCTTGTCTGTCCCGAACTCCCAAATCAATTGATTGAAATCAAGATTGTCTTTAATAAAATAGAATAGTTCAGCGTTAGTTTTTCCGCCAAATGTATCGCAATCAATGTCAAGAGCTTGACCTAGCATATGCTCGCTCGTCTTTGAACCACCAACCGCCTTGTTAAGTTTTGGGCATCTATATCCCGATGCAATAGCCAAAGGGCCGCCCACAAACTCTCGGCATGGGTCAAAAACTTTTGAACAAATTTCCCTTAGATTGTCTCTAACCTCTAGTGGAGGGTTGTTATCAATGCCGAGACGAGAGGCAGTAACTGATCTACTGCATTCGTCTAAGGTTGCGTATTTGCTTAATGATACCATTATCCAAATAAAATTTCTTCCAACATTAACATCTCAAACTTACTTTTTGTATCCGTTCCTTCTAACACATTCAACTTGTCGCTATACTCAGCAACGGCATCCTTCTGCCCTGTGCGATATTGTTGGAGGAAGTCAAACACACAAAGGTCTCCCGTCTTAAAAATCTTCATGCTCGTGTCCTCATACTCTTCGTACAACTTGTACTCCATGTCATATGCCATGCTGATGACCTCGCCTATACTAGCAAACTCAAGCGTAGGCTTTGGAATCGTTGGAAGAGCAGGGGTGATATTCCAATCGACTAAGTAGTTCTCAATCTTCTTAGCGTGACCGAACTCATCCTCCGACTCTTTGTCGAAGAAAGCACCTGCCTTAAAGAAGCCTACATTTTTACACCAGTTAGATGCAGAGCGATAAAAATATGCCGCATTAAACTCATCCTGCAAACGAGGCAGGAGTAAGTTTATAACTGGTTGAGATAATTTCTCTGGTTTTTTCATTTTAATGATAGTAAGAGTGTTACAAATTTAGTTTAATTTTCTTCTGTTGGCATACTTTCAACCTGTTTTATTTTGCCTTTTTCTTTTATGAAATAGTTAGACGAAACAGGCGGTTCGGTTAATTTATACTTATCGTAAAGATATTTTGCTTTAAAATACTCTCTGACACCTAGTTTTCCACCGATAGTAGCGTTTTTGTAATCATTTTTTATGTTTGGGTTTTTATCCAACTCTTTAAACATATAGTCTTCAGCCTTTCTTTTCTCCTTAATGTTCTGAACAAAGCTCAATTGTTTTCCTTTTATAATTTGCTGATGAAGTTTTTCTAAAGTCACCTCACTTTCTGGCAAATCATCTCTTTCACTTAATGGTATAGGTTCTCCTGATACCATCTCCCCCTCAGTCTCACTCCATCTTTCAGTAGGAAAACCTAGTTCAGAACCAGCGTCATATTTAGCCTTATTAAAGAGGTAATCAATTTGCAAATACTTCTCATCGGCAAATAAATCCTTTAGTGACTTTCCTTCCTTTTCAATTGCTTTATTGAATTTTTCAGTTGCCAATATAGAATATTTATCTCTCTCCCTTGTGCTTATTCCGGGAGTATTAATAGGTACTCTTTGGCTGTCATCTAAAAATAAATCTCTCATGTCTATTACTTCACCACCAGGTGTTTTGTACAAAGTGTTTTCGTTTGGCTCTTTTTGAGACAACTCATCTTCTGCCCAACGTACATAATCGTCAATAAGTGGAATAGCACCTGGAGTAAACATAACCGTTAATGTCTGCCCTAAAGTTGCTAAAGAATTTGTCATATACATCCATTGCTTACCCTCTTCAGTTTGTTGAGTCCATTCGTAGATGTCGTAAAGAGTAACTTGCTCTCTTCCTTTATTTTGAACATCCTTAGCAAAATCAGCCACGGCATTAACTGCCATTCCAATAATCGGTTCGAGGTTTGCAGATATTTGTAAAGCAATATCATCTTTCTCTGAAGGTAGGTTGTAGAAGTCAATAGGGTCTACAAAGTATAACTCTCTCATTGTATCCTCAATAAGTCTTTGTTGTTTCCTATCGCCATTCATGCCACTTATAGTGTAGGCAGCATCTAATAAAAGAGATCCGACAATCTTACCACCGGCTGCGTACTTACCTCCAAATAAAGTTGCTCCAACTTGTTTTGCTGAGAATATAGCCATATCAATCCAACCTTGTGTTGTTTTTAGAGAATCTAAAGTTTCTTGAGCCTCTTCCTTCTCATCATCGTCACCTAAATTTAAGTTTGCTATAGCCTTTCCTATAACCATCAACACAGGGTACAAAGCCAATCTACTATAAGCACCTAAAGATTGGGTCAAACCATCTTTAATTTCTCCTCTTGTAATTACTTTACGCATACCTCCTATAAGGTTATCAGCGTCATGGTTAATAAAACCAGAGAACATACCTACAAAAGGTGCAGCTGCTGAATCTGCTGAGATTCTTGCCTTCTTAACGAAAGGAACCCATTCAATGAATTGTCTTTGCTCTGCTTTGTTGCCGCCCTTCATAATTCTTCTCATTCTAAAGTCAGCATCTGAAGCGGCTCTTTTCATATCATCATAATACTTCGCTTTCTCTTTTACAAAATGTTTTTCGTAGTTAAACTTCTCTCCTGTATTATTTTGAAAATCTCTTTCGAACTGAGACATCCACTCCCCTTTTCTCATAAATCCAGTTATGTTGTTGAGGAACTTGTTAATCAAACCGAAATTGCTTTCTCTATCTAAGTATCCGTCAATACCTTTCTTCCCACTAAGTTTAACTTTCTTTTCTAATCCAGTAAACTGAACCGAAGAGTCGAACTCTGATAATAATTTGTCCGTCTCTTGCTTTTCTTTTGGACTGAATGGCAATGTTAAAGATCTTAAACTTCTGTTGCCTACTGCGTAAGAAATAAGGTTGGTTGTAAATTCAACAGGCGTTCTTACAATTCCTATTAAAGCATCAACAAAGAACTTACCCATTAACTTAGATAACCCAAATGTACTTTTAGACTTCTCCAAAGCAAATGGGGCTATTGTGTCACTCAATTGTTTTAAGTTATTCAACATTACAACCTCATCTGATTTAGCATTTTCTTGTGCGTTAGAAAAAACTTCGTTCACATATCTTTTAGCGTCAGTCAAATAATAATCTCTTAGACCCTCGTTAACATTAGTCATTACAAGTCTATCTATGTTATAACGGATAGCCTCTGTTGGGACTTGAAGAACACGCTGATAAGAAGCTCCTGATCGTATTGCTGGACCAACATTTTTATTGTAAGATATATCTGTAGATGTTAAAGCTGCTTTTCTTGTACCTATAGATTGTCTCGGCATATAGTAAGGAGTAGTTTCATGCTGTTGGTTTCTGATGCCACTTGCGCTGTTAATATACTCCCCTGCCTCTTGTAAGGCACTTTGTGCAGCTTTGTAATACTCCAACTGATTGCTTGTAAGAATAGATGTAGGATCTGATTCAAATGCTTCTAGGACTGCCATGTGGTCCAACCCTCCATTTCCGTCAGGAAACATCTGCTTCAAGTCGTTGTAAATATTATTTACAATATCCAACTCGTTGACATCCTCGTTCTGCATCTTATTTCTTTGCTCCGCACTAAGTATCTGCTTACCCAACCAATCGTTAACAGTTTTCTTCTTCTGTTTAGCATTCCATGCGTTGTTAAGTATGTGTCCAACAACACCAATCATTACTCTATCGTAAGCGTCTTTTGACACCTTCACTGTTCCGTTAGGGACCAAAGTTCCATCGGTGGTTAACTTAAACTTTTCAATCTTGGTTCTGTTGATAAGTTTTTTAATATCCGAAGGTTTCTTTAAAATATTTATGCCCCTAATTTTATCAACTTTTCTTTGATAGTCTTTTAGAATTCGTTGAGAGTCTTTCTCCCATCCGTTGATTGCTCTTACGATTGGGTCTATCAAATGCTTTCTGAAAGCACCATTCTCTTTCATTCCTAGTCGAGACTCCCAGAACACAACGCTCTTTCCTAGAGTGTCTCTCATCATCTTGATGTATCCATTCTTAGGGTTTGAGTATTTGTTACGAACTTTTTGAGACTGCTCAACTAAACTCTTACCAACCTCGTTGCCTCTAATTTCTGCACGATCTAATAGGGTTCTTAAATTCTTTTCGTCAACAAATCCTGCCTCAGCAATCTGAGCAGTAACTTGGTTTAACAAGTCAAGATCCTCAAGACTTAAAGTCATCAAGTTTTTAGGAGTCGCTCTCATTAACTGGTCAATCAATTTCTTTTGATTTTCCGTAAATGAGTTAGGAGAATTACTCAACCAATCCTTGATTGAGTCCATAAATCCATAATCACCTTTGTCTGTGATACCGTCTATCAACATCTTCTTCAACTCATCTATTTGGTCTTGGAACTCAGAAGCGTAAGTATCTGTAACAGCAGATTTTTCAATAACATCATTAAACATCCTTTCGTAGTCAGATTCACTAATCATGCCTGTGACTAGTAACTCATCAAGTGCGTTTGTGTATTTCTTTACATTAGATTTAAATGCCCTATAGTTTTGAAAAGATTCGGCTAGATCAACCACTCCGTTGTTTTGAACAATGATATCTTTAGCGGTATTAAACAACTTATTTACTGCTATTTGCCATTCATTAAGTGAGTCAATTGCGGTTTTAAGCGCAGGCTGGTTCTGTTGGTTGATGTCGTACATATCGTCAAACAATTCCATCATCTTGCCAATCTTTGGTACTCTATCGCTAGTCAAGTCACGAAGAGCGTCTAAGTATTCAGTCATGGTAAGCATATCAAACGCTAAGTCTCCGTCCGCTGTAAACATATCGAACTTGGCAAACATCTTCATGTTAGATGTGTACTGATACCCAACCTTGTTTAACAACTGCTTCTGAAGTTTCTTGATTTCATTTAATCCTTCAGCGAGTCTTCTGTTTGCAATAACCTTATCCAAGTAAGACACAAAGGCATCCAATTGTTTTTGGTTAGAGATAGTTGCTGCTCTACGAGCAATAGACTTCAATGTAGCGGGAGAGACGGTACCCTTCTTGCCAAACTCATTGTCCACCACGTCTTTTATGTACTCAGATACTAAAGCACCCAAACCTCTCTGCTCAGTTCTTCCTGCCTTGAGTCCCTTGAAGTACCCAACAAACTCTCCAAACTTTTTACCCATAGACTTTCCAGTCTTCTCTCCTGCAAGTCTTGCAACTCCAGCCTCAAATCGGATGTTATAGCCAAGCTCTTTGATTCTGTCTTGCAACTCTTGCTTAGTAATCTTTCCTTCCTCTAACTTTTTATTTAGAGCATCAATTGTCTTTTGAGCTTTTTCAGTAGCTTGTTCCACCCCTTCTTTCTTACCTTCTTTGCGACCTTCAAGAGCAGCTTTGATTTCTGCCTTAACTCTGTCCAAAAGAAGTTTACGCTCACTAATTGTAATCTTTGGAGACTCAGCCTCTAACTCTCTTGCAGTCTTCGCCTTAATCTGTTTTATCTTGTTATTGACCGCCTCTTTAATTCCTGGTTGAGCTAAGTATCTATCAGCAGACTCTTGGTCCCCGTTGGTAATTTCAAGGACCGCTTCGTTAACTGCATCTGCTTGAGCAACTCCAGTAGTGTCCATGATAGACTTGGCGTTTCCTGCAATAGTGAAGGCAACGATAGTTTCCGAGTCGCTTAGTATAGGACCTACAACCTTTTCTTTTTTCTCTGCCTTAGGCTTCTCCTCTTTTTTATTTGCAGAAACAGGCTCTGTCTTTTCTGATGGAGGAGTTACTTTGCGAGGACCTTCTTCAGCACTATTCTCCAAAATAAGCGCAACCTCTTCTGTAGCCTCTTCAATAGTAGAACCATTTTCAATAGCATCAGAGAAAGCGGTAATCGCCTCGGCAACTACTTCGGGTGCTAACTCTGGAACACCAACCTCTTCAACAGTTGTGTTGCCGGTATCTACATCGTCAGCCATCTTAACAAGTTCTTCTTTTGTTTTAGCAAACTTGGTTTGAGATGGTGCTGTATACTTAGGACTTCTTGGGTCTTCAAAATCTTCAAAGTAAGTTATCTTACCACGAGCGTAAGCCTTGAATCCCATAACAGTAACTTCTTCTGCTGATTTAACTGCCCTTCCTTCAGAATCGACAAATAAATGTTCACGATTAGGATTAAACGAGAGTTCAACTCCATCAAAGTTTGGTTCAACATCCATCACTCGACCAACTGCCATAGCCATTACTCCCTTTGCACGACCTTCAGCAATCTTATTTCTTTCGCTCTGACTTACGTTGAAGTTTACATTGGAGAGGGTTACGTTACCTCTCTGTCCAATTGCCTCTCCTTTTGAAGCGTTTGGATTTTCTTTTTGAGGTTTGCCTTTATCAAATGTATGGTGAATAGTAAGTACAGGGTAACCCAATGACTTAGATGCGTTAATGTTTATTCGAGAACCCACTAACATTCCTGGCTCAATCTTAATATTCTTTGCCTCCGTCTGACGAGTAGTCGCATCCATCTTAGGCACATCATTTCTAACTTGCTCGTTAGATACAAAAGGCACATCCTCTTTAGTTCTCGTTTGGTATAGAGGACTCTCTGCTGCGTCAATATCAATTTGAGCTTTTCTTTTTACTCCAAATGGATTAACCTTTCTTCCTGATTGGTTAACTAAGTATAGAGAACCTGGACCAAAATTAGTAGGGTTTGCTCTCTTTGATTTTAAACCAAACTTTTCAAAGTCCTTGTTAATCTTAAACTCGTCAGCGTTCTTTGGAAAGAAACCTTGCTCGCTCATGTTGTACATCTGTGCTGTACGCTGAACGTCATCCATTTGAGACTTTGTCTTAACGCCTGATTTGATTTCACCGGACGCACTACTTAATTTAGCAGTTCTGTTGTATTGAGCTATTGCTAAATTTTCAGACTTGTGTTTTTCTAAATACTCGTCCCATGTAAACTCTTTTCCGCTAGACTGAGTTAAAGAAGGCAAAACATCGTTCATGCTATAAGCCCCTTCTAATACATACACTTCAATCTCAGCAGGGGAGCCGTCTTCGTTAACGGCATAAATTTCTTCTGGGTAAGACTTGTGATAAAAGTCGTCATTAACCTCGGATGTTTTGTATTGTAAAGTGCCTTTAGTTCTCATTATGGTAACCAAGTCCCCTATCTTGTTAGCCTTTGCCGTAATTGGCTCTTCAAATCTTTTAGCAGCGTCTGATATAGACCCTGCCGATGGGAATCTTGCTTCTTTAACTTTTGGGTCTCCTAAGATAGAGTTAACTATTGCTAACCTTTCCTCAAACGTAAAGTTTGATATTGGCTTTTTATTCTCGTCCAATATCGGACTTCCGTTCTTGTCTAATATCTTATCCCCCTCTTGGAACAAGACAAACTCCAACTCATTAAATAATTCATTTATATTGTTTGACTTTTTCAAGACAGTTTTTACTACAGCTTTTTTGCCTTGAACACTCTTATTACTAAACGCCTTGTCAATGTAACTTATAACGTCAGCTTTTTTAACCTTTGATGTTTTTGAATTAGCGTCAAACTTCATCAGCTCAACAGTGACGGTCAACATATCTGTGTTGCTCATGTGTTGCTTGTCTGAGCCAATCATAGGAGCGGAATAAATATACCCGTCCTTGTCTCTGTTTTTGTTTGCGTTTTCAGCGATTCCTTTTGCCTTCATCTTGTTTCTTGAAGCCCACCACTTTCCTGTAATTACAGGGTAAAATACACCCCCGTAAAATTTAAACAAGGGGTTACCCTCAGAGTCGCTTATGTAACCACCCGTCATACGATCTGACTCCATTAGGTTAACTCTCTTTCCGTTGAATTGCTCTAAAGGAACACCCTCTTCAACCCTTGTGTTTGGGTTGACAGGAAACCTTTTTATTTCACCGGAGTCTATTGAACTTTTAGACTTTACACCTTCAGAGACATTAACTTTACCACTAAGACCAAGTGAGTTCACGTCATCAAATTCTTTAATCTCCTCTCCTCTAGAAATCTTCTTACCAAGAGTGTCGAAGAATTCCAACACCTCTTCCGCAGAAGATGTATCAGTAATTGGCTTTATACCTAAAGCGTTAAGTTGAGGGTTACTCAAAATAAACTTGTTGATGAACTCGGCAATCTTTTGAAGTATGCTCTTGTTAGTAGGATTCTCTGTATCCATCTCCGCAACAAGACCTGCAAGTTCAGATAGATATTCTTCTGCCTGATCTTCTGTTTGGTATCTGCTAGATAGTTTCTCAGCCTCGTCTCCCCATGTAGTTTCTACTTGGTTGCCTTCCTTGTCTGTGATAACCATCTTTTGGTTCTTGGCAATGTCCTTTAACTTGTCTTTAAAGTTTCCGAACACCTTTCCATCTCCTTTGAACATCTTGAGGAGAGCAGCGTGAGTAACCTCGTGAGCAATTGTTCTTGCGTTTGCTCTGTCAAGGTTGATATGCACAGCACCTTGGATGTTACCATCGGCAGTAGGCTTATACACAAACTGACCACGAGTGTTAGCCGTACCCCCTAAAGTTCCCATTGCGTTGTTATATGACTCATCATTCTCATGGAGGACAATGTTCATGTTTGGGAATAATGACTTAAGTGCTTGTACTGCACGAGACGCTTGAGAAACAATCTTACCCTTCTTCGGGTCTTGGGCAGTACGAGTTTGTAAGTCAGCTATTGCCTCGGAACCAGCAACCACACCCATTCCCTCAGCCTCTTTGATTGAGTTGTCAAACTCTTCGTCTGTAATCTCGGGTTGTACTTCCTCTTGTACAACTTCTTGTTGAGTAGGTTGTACAACTCTACTCTCGACATTGTAACCAAGGTTAGTCAACTCTTGTTTAGCGTTCTCAATGGCAGCGTCTTTTTTAGACTGACCACCTCTTTGAGGAGCGTTGATAGTAAGAGTCCCGTCCTCGTTTAAATTAATAACGGTGCCTGTCGACTGCTGAACTTGGTCGATGTCATTTTGCATCGCCTCTTGTTCTTTGGCTTCTTGTGGAGTGGCTACTATTTCTTCTTTCCCAACTTCTTGGGTAGTACCTTCCCCTTCGAGGACTGGTTCCACTCCTTTACGTTGACTCCCTGCTTCTCCAACTTCTTGCGGTTGGCGTTGAAGAACTTCTCCTGTGCTTGGCTCTTGTACGGCATTTTCTTGTGGTGTTTCGGTTATAGTTGATGTTTTTTCTCCTGCGAGAATTTGTTTTATTTCAGTATCAATGTTTGCTATTTCCTCTTTAGTTTTAGGGTCTTCCAAACCAAAGTTTTTCATGGCTGCCTCAAGGTTCTTTTTTCTGATTGTCTCAGATAAAACGTGAGCCTTTAAGTTAGCGTCTAGGTTAGCGTATCCGGGTAACTTCTGAGACTCTTTAGCAACCATTGAAATTTCTTCTAATTGCTTTTTATTCTCGTTATAAAAGTCTGGTACTTGTTTTTCTATCTCTGATAAAAAGTTGTTGCTATTTGCTCCTACATATAAAATTCCTTCTGATAAAGCGTCTCTTGATTGTGTAGAGGCAATGTCTATAGTAGCGTTACCTGCTCCCCCTAATAATAAGGCAGGTATAGTTGTTAATATTACCTCTTCTCCATTAGTCTCCACTTCAGCTACAGAGCCATCGTTTATATAGTTATACGCTCGGTTTGTAGCTTTCTGACCTACCATTTGAGTAGTTTCTTCAAAAGCGTTTAAAGCTGCTCCCTCAACTATTGCAACAGCTCTAACTCCCACGTCTTTAGCTTTATCAGCAACTTCTTTTGGTAGAGACTTATAAAAGTCAGCCATTATTTCGTCTACATTTTTACCAGCCTTAATACCCTCTTTAATAGCACTTGAACGACTAGCTCTTATTGCCTTGTAAATTTTACCCTCGCCATATATTCCTTCTAATAAAACATCAGTAGCGGTGTTCATCAAAGCAATGTTTCTAGCGTCCATTGGATTCATTCCCGAGTTGATATTGTCTTGGTAGTTCATTGGGAAAGAGGACATGAAAGTTGTAACGGTTTGGGCCGCCATAACACCCATACCACCCTCCATTAAAACTCCTGAGCCTGTAGCCATTGCCGCCATTTGAACTGCTGCACCACCTGTAGCGTTTAATATCTTGTCAACCATGTCAGCATCGCTTCTAACCGATGTGAATGGGTCTAACACCGTGCTTGCGTCTGATAAAGTTTCCGTAACCCTGTCCATTTCAGAATACTCATCGTCAGCGGCAAATAAATTAGCAATATAAACAGGACTAAATAACAATCCAGATGCCATTTTATATGCGGTATTAACAGCACCTTTAGTAAACTCTACAGCCCCACTAACAAAAGGTGATCCCACCGCTTCGTCAGCAACTTTTCCATACAAATTAATATAGAAATCCATCTTCTCTCTCTCACGAATATCGTCAAAACGATTTACAGAAGATTCCTCATGACCTTTAGATCTTTCATTTAACTTACTAACTAAGTCAACTCTGTCAGCAGCCATAGTCAAGTCAGAAATCGCTGCCGCATCTACTCCGGTTTGGTTTATTACAAAATTCTTTTCGTCATTAGCGTTGTTAATAATTTTAACTAACGCTTGAACCTCGGGGTCATTTATTTTCTTTTCTTGCTCTTTAATTGTTTGGTAAAGAGCATTTGATTCAGTATAATACTTGTTGTAATTTTCTTGGGCTTTTCCCCAAGACGTTGTGTAATTTAAAGTCTTGGCGTTAACTTGCTCATTAATAGCATTGAACTCTTCAACCAATTGAGAATATTCCGCCTCTTCTTCTCTCGTAACCTCTCCTTTGGTTTGCAACTCTTCTATTCTCTTGTTGATAACATCTTGACGAGATGTTAATGGTGTAGTAAACTCCTCATAGTCATCGTTTAACGAGGTCATCTCATCGGCATATTTTTTTGCCTCAATTTGTTGTTGGGTTAATGTTTTACCTTGTTCCTCTATAGCTTTCCCAGCAACATCATAACCTAACTCTTGTAGTCTTTTTTGAGCCTGTACAATTTTAAAGTTTGTAATTCTTAAATCCTTGGATGCCTTCTCGTACTCTTTGGTTGATGTTAATAGAGTAACATCAGAGCCAAGGGTGTTAGAGTAAGCATTCATTGCACGAGATTCTTGTGCTTGAATAAACTGCTCATCAACTCGGTCTAAATCTTTTCCGTTACGCTCGTCATTAATTAAAGCCTCGTATTTTGACCTTTCAAACCTAATTTGGTCTTGATCTTCACCTTTATTATTTAAATACCTTTCTTCAGCATCGTAATAATCAAGGGTAACGTCCGACCTAAAGTTTTTAAACTTAGAATACGCTGCATCTGGGTTGGTGGCATACTCTTCTAATATTGCATTTTTATCGTGATTTAAATTGCTGCGACCATTTGAAAATACAAATTCATACTTTTCTTTTGCGGCTGTGGCGTTAGCAATATTTTCTTGCTTTACCCATTCTTTTGCTTGTTGTATTTCAGCAACATCTTTTGAACCCTTTAAAAACTTATTGAACTCAGACCCCCAAACTTCCAATGGAGTTCTGTTTGCCTTCCTTTTATCTTGGTCTGTATAAAATTGCTCTAATCTAGCGTCATCCCAACCAAATGTTTTTTGAATTATCTTTCCTAAAGGACCTGCCTTTCTTCCGCTAATATCCACAGGCGTCATAGGCAAAGCACCTAAGCTAGTTGGGGGAATTGCATTCTCTTCCTTTGCCATCTTTTGAGCAGAGGCGGTTTTCCATTCCTTCTCATCAGCGTACATAGCCATTCCAGGAAAGGTCTTCTTTACAGACTCTAACCAAGGATCACCTGCGTCAACAACTTGAGTGTAGGGAAAAGACCCCTCTTCTTTTGGCTCTACAAGCACCTCAACCTTATTAGTTGTTGGGTTGAAATAACCCATAGATACGTTATAAGAATCGTCAAACGGAACTGCTTTTGCCGCAAGTTCCTCTTTAGTTTCTTGCGGTTTTTTCTTTTTAAATGGAGAAATTGTATTTATAGGAGCAGGTGCTGAAAAGACTGGCTTTTCAATTACTTGCTCTGTAACTACTTCTTGTGTAGGCTCAGTACCAACCGTCTGGGTTGGCTCTGTAGTTTCGCTTGGCTGCTCTGACTCCTGCTGAGATAGCGGAGCAGATTCGACCATAGACTCCTCTTTTTTTTTTAATCCCTCGTAAGCGTTTACATCGTAGCCGTTTCTACCTAATATTTCATTAACTCTTTCTGCATATGCAGGGTCTTCCATTTTAGATTGAAAGTCTTCAAATGTAGGAGGATTTGAAATTCTAGAATCTGCTTGTATTTCGTTAAAGAGGTCTTGTAAGGTTGCCATATAAAAATTGTATATACAAATATACTAATTTCATTTAATAGATAAGCCTTATTTCTACTTTGTTATATTCATGTTGTTGTAAAAATACTTGTTGGCAAAGTCACTAAACTTTACACCCAACGATTTTTCAAGAGCCGCTTGATTCTTTTCAGCTACTGACTTCAAAGGATTTGGTTTTAAGTCACCATATGAATCTTTATACGTTTGAGTGTACCCACCAACAGCTACTATAATGTGTTTAAGACCTCCTTTTTCATCAGTTAAGTCTATCCATAAGTCACCCAACTGATCTTGATACATATCAGCAGGTTCTCCTCCTGTAACCTTACCATTTTCATCAAAAAAGTTAGCGTCTTTAAACTGACGAGATAGGTCAGACTTATCTTGAGGTTGAAAGACTTGACCTTGTGTAGGTATTCTAAACTTCCACAACATATCTCCCTTTATTTTAATACCGTTTGGATCATCACCGTCTGCTTCCGCCACAGTTGCGTCAAGCCCGTATGCAGCCGGGTCATTACCCTTACCTTTCAATACTAATTTAGGTACATTTCCAGTACCTGCTGCCCAAAACGCTTGGTTATTAGGACTTGTACCTTCAAATGCCTCTTTAAGGTCAGGGAGATTTATCGCCATTCCCTGTACATTTGAAGTAGGCGTTGTTACTGCTTTACTTGCGTCTTCTCCAGGCATAACTATAGTAAAATTATTTCCTTGAGCCGCAGGAGATTCTGACTTACTTTCTCTAATAATTTTTTGTTGAGCAACTTGATCTTCTAAAAATGTTTGAAAATCAGGTTGGTCAAAACCTGCCTCCCCTTTTTCTTTTCTTTTTTTCCATTGAACTTCAGCTAATCTGTAACCTGGTTTAGTGGCTAATATCGAAGGGATTTCTTCAAGTTTTTTATTGTAAACATTTTGATATTCTGTAATATCTTCTCCTAATTCTATAATTTCCTTATCTGTTTTAGCAGGTTCAATCTCCTCTTGAATCCATTTGTTGTAATTAAACTGTTTTAAATGAAGAGGGTCTAGATTTTGAGTTGCTCTCAACTTATCGTCAGGGGTAGTAGCCGCTTCATATTCTTCTAAAACAGCGGATGCAATATCGGTGTCGTATAACTCCGGACGTGTTGAATAAGAAGTTAAAAACTTCTCCTTATTCGCCTCGGCAAGGGCGGCTGTATCAGCCTCATCTTTTATTTGATTTTGCCACACACTAAATGCTTGACCTTCGGGTGTAGATATACTTGCGATATCACCACCTGCGGCTGTAATTGCAGCAAAAGTTTCAAGTCCTTCTTTGTATTTTGCAGATATATGCTTTTTCATGTTTTCGTCCACTACTTTTCCATAGTCGAAACCTTTGAGTTTAGCCATCTGTTTCTCTTGGTTAAGCCTTTGTTTTTCAGATGCTTTTGCAATAGCTTCTAAATATCCAGATCTGTCTTTAATCTGATGCACATAAGCTGCGCCTGTTCCTACTTGACCTTGCGGTACATATAATCCTGGTGTTAATGCCATCTTATCTCTCTTGATTATTTATTTTGTAACATCACCTTCTTTTAGAAGACCTAATTTTATTAACATTGCTGTTATAGCTTCGTTGTCTTTTATTTGACCCTTTGCTAACGCTTCATTTGCCGCTGCTGTAGATGACATATCAACACCTGCGCTTACACCACCTCCGATGTTTTGAAGACCTGCTTGCTTCATTGCAGCAATCTCGTTTACCTTTTGAGTGTAAGGGTCCATTTTATTTATGTCAAACGCTTTGTCTGCGTATTGTTGATTAGCCGCTTTTCCTGCCAAATAGTTCTGTTGAAGACCCAACTTCTGTTGAGCCGCATTTGCAAGTAGGTCAGCAACAGTTTGTTGAGTTCCTGCACCTGCCTGAACTAAAGCACCTAATCCTGCTGCTCCCGATGGTGCCATGTTGGCAATACTTTGAGTTGTATTTGCAAGTGTTTGGTTTACACCCTGCATCTGTTGAGCAAGTCCTGGAGCCTCTCCCTGAGCCAAGGCAAGTTGACCTTGATTAGCAGCCTTCGCCTCTGTATAATCATAAACTGGTCTGTCCCCAAGTTTCTTTTGGAGTTGCTTCGCTTTAATAAGTTGGTAAGTACCCATACCTAACGTGCCTGCTATTTCAGCCGCTTGTAAATATGGGTTTGCTTTTGCTAATCCTTCTAGTCCTGCCATAACTTAAATTTTAATCAAATATACAAATTTTATTGCATGATAGGTTCTGATGGTACAAAGTTCACGTTTGCTGAGAACAATATCATTTTCTTATTTGTCACAGTATTGGTCAAACTATGTTTCAAAACATACCCTCTTAACTCTCTTCCGTTTAATCTTTTTAAAACTCCTATTATAAATGGGTTAGGATCATTTTTATCTCTAAAATATTTAGAGACGTAATAAGACTCTTGATTTCTAAAATTAGCAATTGAGATGTCGGAACTCATTCCGTAAGGGTACTGATTTGTTGCAGGAACTGTAACATCCACACTAAACGGCATATTTGACTGAGTTGTAAAGGTCAAGAATCTTTTAACTATCGTTGGGTTGGGGTTAAACAAGAACTCTATTTGTTGAGTTTCCCCTTCGCTAAAGAATGTTAACTCCGTTGCCCCTTTATCCTCTTCAAACAATTTACCAATATTAGACGAAATTGAACCGCCTGAGGTGTATGCCCTATTACCAAACTGATAGGCAAATATAACAGGGTGATTTGTATAAGATGTCCAACGCTGTCTGTTGAAAGAGTAAATAATTCCTTCAGTAGAAATATTAATTTCTGGACTGATAATAAGAGTTCCGGGAGAAGGTTTTTCGTCAGAAACAAAACCAGGAGACACAAGAACGATAGTTTTATTTAAACCTACATTAAGAGACGAGGATGTCACAGTGCGAGTTCCGTTATTACTTGGAAATGTGGCACCAATTATTGTGAAAGTAGACCCTGGTGTAAATAGGTAAGTGAAATCACCATCAATACGAACTTCACTAGGTGCATCGATAATAAAAGTTAAAAACTGAACGCTGTTAGGTATCTCATCAATATTTGTTCCTGCGTACAAGGCGTACTCACCGTTAGACCGATTGATGTGAGACACTACATTAGAGTTCATTCCAGCGAGAGTTTCGTAACTTCTTATGTTATTAGTGAAATTACGAATTCCAACAGAAAACTTACGTTCACCCTCACAAATATTTATTAAACCACCTTGAGTAGCTTGAACTACAGCAGCGTTATAAAAGTCATAGAAGAATACGTTGTTCTCAACCTTGGACACAGACCCTGGATGAATACATCCGTAGTCATCATCGTGGGGACGAATACCTGCAAACGTCTTGTCGGAAAGGATTACATTATTAGTGCCGTCTCCGTTAAGAGCAAATGCCTTTTGGATATAAACAGAAGTAATCTTTTTGTCTTGAAACGCCTTGAGAGTGTCTCCAATTTGCATCAACTTGTTTATACCTCCATGTTCATCTTTTAACGCCACGTTGTTAAAGAATTCAATTCGACTTAACCCGTTAATTTGAGTGTTGTCAATAAGAGCGTTAGTGTGATAAATAGATGACTTTAAGTGTTGTTGTTTAGCAAATGGAGAGAATAGTCCTAAGCGACCCTTATTGTTCCAATTGGAAGTGTAAAAGTCAGAGTAGTGAGGGTCCTCGCAGAACCAAGCACCAATGTTATCGTTTGCATCGCCAATATCAGCAGAGCCTCCAACGTATTGATACCCTGTAGACATAACTCTTTGGCGAATATAAACATCTCCGCAATCTAAATAAACCTCCCCGTCTGTAATGCCGTACACTTGGTTTACATCACCAGCATGACGCCTTGAGTTGCTGTGGGCATTTAATATAGGAAACTCTATACCTACTTCATACCAAGGATCGTTTTCACTCTCTAATTTCGGGGTATAAATTTCTATTTGGAAGCCACCTGTACATATCGCTCTGTTAGTATTTGTTCCACTAAACACTAAATACTGACCAAGTAGATTAGAGTCAAAATTATTTACGACTACAACCTCTTCACCTGCTGGCCCTCCTGCTGGGTCATAACTTAAAACATTTAACTCTTGTTCTAAATTAGACTCTTGTGTTACATAACTAGGGTAATATTGAAAATTATCATAATCAGCACCGACTGAATAAATACTATACGAACTAGACTGATTGGTAATATTTATAGTAGCAGGGGTTGTTCCATTTAATATAACAACACTATAAAATTGAACTGTATCTCCTGCATTTAAAGATATTGTTTCGTTTGCAATAAGTATTGGGAATGAAAACGGGACACTACCCGGTGCTGTATAAGTAAATCCGATATCGTTAGTTGTAACACCGTTTATAACTATTCTTATATAGCCATAAGCATCTGTTGGAATTGGAGAAGCTACATAGTTTACAGATAATGTTGTTTCACCTTGAAATTGATACTGACCTGTACTTGGAGCTGTAAATACTCCAGCTGACATATTCCCACTTGGGTCATAAGTTTCACTAATATAAGATGATAAGTTTAGAACATATGTGCCAACGCCTGATACAGGTTGATTTACTTCATTTGCTGTAAAAGCGTTTATTAAAGGTTTTGCTTTATCAAAAGTTGCTCTTTGTCTAACAAAACGTACGAAATCTCCTTTTGATGGAGTTTGATTTATTGAAGCTCCTAAAATATTTCCCTTATAGTAATTTTCTAAAATAAGTTTAGCTGTTGAATCAGGATTAAATATCACCTCTTTAACCGACCTCTGTTGAAAGTTAGAAATATTTGTAGAAGGCTTATAGAGTATTTGATAGGTATCTGCCCATATTGGAGGTCGATATGTAGAGCTAATTAGTACATTTATAGTGTTGACATATGGCTTTTTGTTTAATCCAAGAGGCCCGTTAAGTGAAGAATTGGTTAAATCCGTATTAAACGGAACGTACACATCACCAACAGGAACTGTTAAAACTGTCCCGTCTCTATTTGCCCTGTCGTAGTATTGAAAAGCAAACTCGTGCTTTGCTCCTGATTTAAATGTTCTTGTTGATTTATTTTCACGAAAAACTATAATTGAACCATTAGTAGTTTGCGTAGCTTGCGCTTGTGTTCTGTTATACCAAGTTTTTCCTGTTATTTTTAAAGATGGCCAAGCTACGGATGGAAATGGTCCAGTTGCCGAACCAGGGGCTTCAACTGATGATGATATGCCTATAGTTAGTAAGTATGCCTGAAGAGAAGCGCATAATTGATTTAACTTTTGCAAATCAGTCGTGTAAACAACAGGATCAATAGACGGAACTGTAAAATAAATAGTAGAATCGGGAGCTACCGTATTTGGCGCAGAGATGCTATAATCTTTTAATTGAAGTATTAGTATGTCTCCTGTTTGATACCTATATTTAAAAAAATCATCTCCAATTGGATTAAAAAAAACATAAAAACCTTTTTTTGGAGCAGGCGTGCTAGGATTGAAGTCATTAAAATACGATGCTAATGGGTAGGTAAATGCCGTATCGTCAATTTCATATCTAACCACACCAAAAGCAACATTGTCATCGGTTATCTCTTGCTTGTCATAACCCTCGATGTAGTTACCTATTGCAAACTCATTAGAGGGTAAATATTCAATTGTTTTTGCAATTTGAGGTATTAGGTCGTAGTTTCTTTCAGAGTTGCTTATTGCAGGCCCAGAGGTCTCGTTCTTAAAATCAATTGTTTCCGTAGTATAGTTGGACCAACTTAATTGGGTCTTGTCGTATTCCTTGTACAAAAAAAACTCTCCTGTGTTTCCGATTCTATACGCCACACGAATTAAGCGAACTATAGAAGACCCGGTGCTTATATCTAAGCGTATATTGTTGTCAATATACGGGTTGATATTAACCGTCTGACCAATGTATTCGGATGCGGTAGGCAAAGTCATTTCTGAGATTGGAGACCATGCCGACTCTTCGTTATCGTCATACACATACTGGTAACGAAACTGAAACAACTTATTCTTCAAATTATTAGAATTCTCCGTTGGGTCTGAGTTATATGCAAATATTGGAGAAAATAGAGGTGGGTGTTTAATCCAGTCTAAATTATTGAAAGTAATCTCTGAATATCCATCAGGGTTTGTTCCTGCTGACTGAGTGTAAAGGATTGCCTTTTGGATATTAATCTTACGAGGAGGATTGAAATTATTAGCGGTGTAGCTATTGAAATAGTTATCTGTCCAATACAGCAAGTTGTTGACTACATTGGCATGGTATATTTGGTTTGTTTTTTTAAAATTCAAAATTGAATTTTGAAGAATCAATTCATATTGTGCATCTTCAACAGTGTACCTCCAAATTGTATGCTGACCAAGGTCATTGAAAACAAAGAGAATTAATGCCTTATACTCAACATCTTCGCAAGCACCGATTAAAATATTAACACCCCCTGGTAGGGCTGTGTTATTTTGTAAAAGGTTGCCTGTCATTGACTGCAAAGCACCTTCGGAAGGAGAGTTTACTCCATAGTTCCGAGAGAATGTAGCACTTCGATAGTCACCATTTGTGATAAGACGATCCTCATCGTCAGTATTCATACCTCCGTAAAAAAAGACACCTTGTTGGTACATATCTTATCGTAGTTTTAGTCCAGGAGCAGAATAGTATGCGTCCAAAATCTCATCAATTGTATTACCTTGGGCCATTGCGGCTTCAGCCATAGACTCGGTATAAATTCTTTCTCTATTTTGAGGATTAACAGGATATTTTTGAGGTTCAAATTCAGCAAGTTGCCAAATGATATAGTTCCTCATCGGCTCTAAGTAGTATGGGGGAACAAGGGTTTGAGAATTTACGTCTATCCCTGTGCTTAAATACTCCAACACAACATCGCTACCATCTATTCCATTACTTAACTGTATGAAAGTATTAGTAGGGTCAATTCTATAATAAGCCTGATTAAAGCCACCTCCCAATGCGAATAGAGCAGGGTAATAAGTTCCCCTCCAAGTGTGGTTGATAAAGAAAACGCCTTGGTTAGTAGATGCCTCATTGTTATTTACTTGTTCAAAATTTGTAGCCTGCATGGTGGTTGGAATGTTCATGTTCACATCCAAACCCAAGGTGATTAATCGACCTCCGTAGTTGAGGGCAATCTTTGAATATCTCATGTAGTCAGCAGGCAAGGCCGCTTGCATTAAACTGTTCACCTTTAAGTGAGCAACCTTCATGCAAGGAAAAGGAGTTGTACCTCTAACAACCTCTGTCATCCACTCTATAGCAATTTGCTCCACACGAGGGATTTCAGCGGTCTGTCCCTTCACCCTATTTAAAGATGACTGAACAACGTATTCAATGTTTTTAATTGGAGTTCCTTCCATTATGAGGAGTAATTAGTAGGGCGAGGGACATTGTCCTGAACCGTATTGTTAATAACTTCTTGTGGTCTTACGTCTGTAGACTTAATCAACTCAATTATTCTTGCAAAGATAGGGCCTACAGTTGTCGGCATAACAACCTCATCATCTTCTTCTGAATCTAAAAAAGACGGAATAATGTAAAATGTTATGCTGTCAGAGAGAGGCTCTGCCGTCCAATTCACCTGCTTGCCACGAACATAAAATTCTGCCTTGCCCATTCTCTTAATTGTACTCAAGAAAATATTTTGGTCCTCAGTCTGACGAGCAAAGTAGTTGTTACAACAATCGTCTGTAGCATACTTCACGCTCTTGTTTCCTGCAATAGGAGAGACTGGTAAAGTGCTTGTGTACTTACCGTTTGCACAAGTTACACTAACAACGTAAGGCACCGCCATGTTTTGAGTTAACTCATTGTCGGCAGTTGAAGCCTCTTGGAACACAATGTCCAAAAGAGCAGCAATAGTGTTATACTTGTAGCGACCTAAGATATCGTTAGGCACATCACCCGAAGCAAGACGCTCCTGTATTAATTCTATAAGTTGTCTTTTCGTCATGGCGTTAATCCTTTTTCAATGTCTATAACTGCAAGTGAGTTAAGATCCTTTAAGTTAATCATGAAGTATTTAGTCAACTCGTTTATAATGTCGTTCAACACATCGTCTGTGTACTCAAACTCAACACTTATACTTGGGTCTCCAGGGGAGAAGTTTGGATTACAAGTTAGAGTTGCAGAGTTGCTATGAGTAGTTCCTGGGGCTAAGTAGTACGGCATCCCCGATGCTGTAATAATATCGTAGTCAAACACAGGTTGGCTTGGGAATCTAACGTAAGTTAAATTAATTGTTGGTATGCCTTGAGGTCTAACTAAAATCTTTTGGTTTTGAATTGTTGCCACTGGTCTCGCTAAACTCGGAGAGAATAGAGATGTGGAAAGTCTGTAAGAAAAATCCTTATTCGACAACATCTCAACGTGACGATAGATTTGATTAGATCCGGTAGAAGTGTTCTCGTAGTCGTAACGACTCGCCCTTCCATACCTTAAATAATCAGAGGGAAGAATGCCGTATCCGTAAGAATCGAGGGGTAATGGAGTAATTCCGTTATCCCCAAGCGTAACTATAAAAGGACGAAGGTTGTCGGTAATCTCTTGGTTCTCTTCGTACACCTCTAAGAAGTCGTTAATCTTATCTATGTTGACATACTCAATAGCCTCGTTATAAATATCGGGGGTAATAAGGTTGCCATAAGCATCCTTACCAATCTTGTTGTAAACCTGATTTAGTATGTCGTTAAGATTCATAATCTTCTATTAGTTATAAACTCTGATTTCTATGGGAGAGTAATTTAAAAGAGTGTCTCCAGTTGCAGATAAAACTAAAACATTATCATTTAATCTAACTAAATTATATTTATCTCCACCGCCACCAATCAATACGTCTGCATCGTACCCACCTCCTTGAATAGAGAGAGCAAATGTTTTTGTAATTGGGAAAGCTCCTGACAACGTGCCGTAATATATACCTGCACTATTTCTAGTCCAAACAATATTTCCTAAACTATTTTCTAACTCAACAGCAGTAGGTGCAGCAGTTCCTGTTTGAGACATTAAGGCTACATATGATTTATATCCCGACTCGCTTGACGTGTTGTTAACCCACTCAGGTGTAATGTTTTCTCCACTACAACCACAAGAAGTATCGCAAGAGCAACTAGAGTCACTACAACCGCAAGAACTACCGCAAGAAGAACTCGACTCGCCAAGAAGCGAAGTGATTTTTTCAGCATACCTATCTGCCGCAAGAGTGTCTCCGCAAGATCTTTCAATTTGATATTGGGTGTAGTAAGCATTGGCTAAAGTTAGTTCTTGAGCGTAACGAGGAGTTGTAGATCCACAAGCCACGTCAGCTGCATATGCCGCAGTAATTTGGTCAAGTGCAGAGTTAACACTACATAGTTGAGAGTTACACGCTACGTTGTGGTTTAATGTTTTTGTTAGAACAGCAACTATTGTTAAACCGTCAACTTGAGTGATTGTTAAATTTGCTGTTAGTATCGCTGTCCACATTCCTGTAGCTAATGTGTTGACCACAAGAGTTGATGCTGTTGTTGTTTCGTAGTATGGAACGACAGGAGCAGGAATAAGTCCGACAGGAAAGTATAAACGAATACTCTTACTCGAAACTGTCCAAAGTCCGTAACTCGTAGAATCTGTTGCAGTAATTTGTCCGTTAGGATAAAAGTTGCAATCATTAGTTACGTTGAACTCTTGGCAAGCAATATTAACACCCGAGTAAGTGTACAAAACTGTAGTAGTAGTTCCAGCACCCATCCCTGCGACTGCACCATACTCAAATGTATATGTGCCTTGCAAAACATTAGACGAAGTGTCTAAGGGCAGGTTGTACAAAGCGGAAGTAGTCGAAGCTGTAATAAAAGCATTACCAGCGGTACTCTTATTCAAAATTAGATTACCTGACGGGTCAGTCAACTTTGCGTAAACAGTTGCTGATGGAGTAGCTGTTCCTTGGTATTTTTTTGTGGATACGTTAAAACTTAGAGTAGTAGGCATTTTCTTTTAATTTATACACAAAGATAAAAAAAATAGGGTACAAAAGTACCCCATTTCAGATTATTTGTATCTTTTGTTTAAGACAAAGCCTTCTTCAACTGAGCGTATAGCTTTTTCTCCTTAGAAACGTATGCGATTAGAAGTCCTTTTGCGTCAAACGGGATGTCGGCAACGATAGTTTCCTTGCCATTAATCACCATAAGTACCTGGTCCCCATCTTCATTAGACTTCAATAGACCTGTTGATATTGCCTTTTCTACGAGAGAAACAATATCCTCATCCACAGCGTCCTTGTCAAATTTTGAAATCAAAAACTTCTTGAACTCAAGGTTTGAGTCCATCGTGCTGAAGATTTTTGCCAAAATAACATCTTGTGTATCTTCCTCGTCAACAACCATAAATGTTTTAGCAAAGGCAATTAACTTATCACTTGGCAATTCACCTAAAGCAACTTTAGTTTTTGCTTCTGACATAGTTGTGCTAGTCTTCTGCTCAACAAGTTTGTGCTGGATAATAAATTGGAAGGGAGATGATGTTTGACCAATTTTTGAGTTTGTAAACAACTTACTAAAGTTATAACAGAACCAAAGTAGTTCCATGTCTTCCCCTGGTTTAAATACAAAAGAGTGGTCTACAATGATATGATTATCTTCAAAGTAAGAAGAACCGTCAGAACGATATCTTGCAGGAAGGTACGAGAAGCGAATCTCTCTTTGTTCACCTGTGTTATAGTCTACCCAAGTGTTAGAAAGGTTTATGCTAAATGTAGGCTTTGAAAATACAAAAGGTGCAGCTGGATTGTTTGTTTCAATCTTTTGCACAACATTAGCGTTGTAAGTAATACGAACAGCTTTTTTCTTAGTCATGTACTCAGGAAAAACCGAGGTCAACTCGTCAATATCCTCTTGATCTAAAATGAATTTTTGGCCATCTTGAAATAGCATAGTTGTAAATTTATTATTGTTTTTATTTTGTGTGTGTTTTTGTAATTAGGGGGGAGAGTTTCCCCTCCCCCTTTTATTACAGTATAAGATAACCTAAGGTTAGGCTACGATACGAGTGAATTGCTCCAATGTGAAGAAGTCAAATCCAAGGTCAGATGACAAGTATAGACGAGCAACGTCACTTGGTCCGATTTTACGAGCAGAAGCACGTCCATCGTCTGTGATTTCCATGAAGCGGCTATATCCGTCCATCTCCTTGTAAACCAACTCGATACGGTTACGAAGAACCCCTTCAGCGTCTTGAACTTTGTTCAATGGGATAATCCATCCACGGTTACGAAGAGGAGCAGTAGCACCATAGTTAGCAGCAGTAGTTGCAGGATCTTGCATGAAACGAGCTTGTTTCAAAGCGAAGTTGTATCCGTCAACATTTAATGCCTGCCAAGAGAATGTAGAGAACAAAGTCTCAGTCTGCTCCATGTTACCACCGAAGAACACGTCAGCCATGTTTTGAGTAGTAGCGTTAACCAAGTTAGCGTTTTGGTAGTTGTTACTAGTCATATTGTTCAAGCTAGTGTTCAACTTGCTGTACAATTCATTAGTCAACCAAGCCAAGAACAAGTTACTTGAATATCTACGGCTCATTACGTTAGCAATGGTACGCAAGTCAGAAACATCAAAACCTGCAACTGCACCTGCTGAGTGAGAATATCCACGAGAAGCAATCTCGTTATCAAGACCAGAGAATGTTTGAGGAACACCTGTGTTAGTCGCAGAAGTTCCAAAAATCATTGACAAAGCGATTTGCTTAATCAAACGATATTCAGCCTCATCTTGACCTTCGTAGAAGAATCCGTTCATTTTCTTAGTCTTGCCATCTCCGTACTCAACTTCCATCCACTGTGGGGCGTTAGTTTTTTGAGTACCAGAAAGTTGGTAAGTCTCTTTGAAGATTTGAGTCTTCCAGTTGTACTTAGTCCAGAAAGATTGAGAAGACATTGGTTGGTCTGTTCCTTCGTCCCATGCAGAACCAACTACAACGAAGATGTCACCTGCAACAACAGCCTCAGCAGTAACCGCTAAAACTGGCTTCAAGTCAACTACGTTAGTTGAGTTGTTAACCGCTGTAACCAAGTATTGAGGAAGGTTAGCGTTGCTAGTGTTCATCAAAATCTGACCAACTTTTGCATATGTAAATGCAGAAGGTTGCTCAAGGTAAGCCTGTCCGTTAGCCACAGTCGCTCCTGAGTTGTTACCCAAGAAAGTAAGTGGATTTGTAGAGGCAACAGTAGGAACTTGACCACCACCTGCGGTAGTGTCAGAAGTGATTTGAATCGTAGCACCTGCCGCTGGCGTTGCTACAGCACCAATAGAAATAACTGGAGCGTCATAAAGACCCTTCTCCCAGTGCCATCCTGTGATGTTCTGAACACCACGCTTCATTCCTAATCCCATCAAAAGTTGGAAGTCAGAAAGACCGTTGTCTCCGAATTTGTTTTTAAGTGTACGCAAGTAGTGAGGCACTAATAAGCCTGTTGTATAACTTGCGTCAAAGAGCGATAAGAGGGAGCCATTAAGACCGCCAGGTGCTGCTACCGCATTATTTGAAGCTGTTCCAAAAGCCATTTTGGTAAAGTATTAATTAATAAAAAAATTTATTTTTTCCTTAAATCTGTCCTTCGAAGTATTGCAACAATTGACTCTTCTCATTAGTTCCACCCTGCTTTTCCGGTCTAGCAACAGACGATCCGTTATGAAACTCTTTAACCGATTTTTCAAGGGCCTCCCCTTTAGCGGCTGATATAAGAGATTTATAAATATTGGCTGCTTCTAAATTTTCTATTCGGCTCCGAACATATGTGTTTATAAGCTCAATACTTTGGTCATCTGGTAAAGATGGATTTGAAGCGATGATATTTGTAATCTCTTTTTGAAGCTGAGTTCGGGTTTCCGCAGACACCTGCGCCTTCACTTTATACCCCTCAAGGTCATACTCCACCTCTTTCAAATCAGTCAGTTTTTCAATTGTAGGCTTCCATTCCTGAACCGCCTTCGCAACAGTCTCTTTAGACTCGTTATATTGGTTACGCAAAGATGCAACAAAATCTTTATTCTGTCCTATATTTTGTAATTTTTCTTCGACTATAGCAATGTTTTTTCCAATTTTCATTTTCATCACCTTTGGAGCGTCTTCAAAAGTAACGTCAGCGTAAGTGCTGTTCTCGTCTGCAATTGCCTCGCATAGGTCTTCAAAAGACATATTGTTTAACAAGTCTGGCTCTTGAATAACTTGAGCAAGTGCCATGACTTGAATTGGAGTTTGTTTAATCTCTTCGGATGTTTTTCCGACAAATTTACTAGCAACATCTAAGTCGTTAATTCCTGTGTTTCTGATAAATGAATTAAGCCCTGCAAGTTTTTCGTTTGCAAATGGAGACTCTAACTCTTTCATTAAACTCTCCTGCTGAGATATTAAAGGCTCAAACTCATCGTATTTCTTTGCTCTTTCTTCAAAGCCAGAATACTTTTGCTTGATAGAGTCCATAGACTCAAAGTCCCCGAAGATTGCTCTTAAGTCAGATGCCTTGAAGGTGGTGTCATCATTAATAGTAGTGTCTGCTATTGGAGCAGGTTCGCCACCATCAGGAGTTGCCGTTGGCTCAAAAGAAGGCGTTGGCTCTTCTGAAATTTCCACCGGTGTAGGAGTCGGGTTCTCCAAACCTAAGGCACTAAAAATGCTTGTAGGCGTAGCTTGTTCTTGATTTTCCATTATGTGTTGTTTTTGTGTTTATGCGCTTGGTTTACGGAACTTACCTGTGATTTCAGCACCAGTCTGTTCTTGTAAGTATGCCTCTGCTTTAATCTCCTCAATTGTTCCTTGAGTTTCAGCGGCAATAATCATTTGTTTTTCTTTAACTCTAATGTTAGAGAGGGCTGCCTCTTTTTCAACCTCTATCTTAGCCTTCATCTGCATTAACTCCATCTCACCTTTCTGCTTCATCAACTCTAACTCTTGTAGAGATTGAGCCTGTGCTTGTTGGTTCTGAGCAGCCATCTGGTCGTTGTACTGACGTTTCTTACTGCTCTTGTATGTCAAGTACCAAGTTGCTTCTTTTAAACGCCCCTTCTCCAACATTTCAAGAATCATGGTGTAGTCAGAGAGTTCTATCTCAGGCATTCCGTTACGACCAACTTTTAATGCGGTCTCAGCGGCTTCTGCAATTTTAAACTTCTGAGTCGCTGATATCTTGTTGCTGAGGGATATACCTAACTCGTCTAGCGTAAAGTCAGCCGCAGGTAATAAGTAATCGATTGATGTTTTGCCAAACACTTCAGCGTAGTAGTCTTTCACCTCGCTATCAAAACGCATGGTTGTCATAGCACGCAAAGCAATGTTCTGGCCCATCTTAACTTTCAAACGCTCTAACGCTTGTTGTAGTGGCCACAATGCATTGTTAGTAGCCTCTACTTCTAATTCAGCTACGCCAACTAACTTATCACCCTTTGCAGGAGAACCTGCCATGGTTGGGGTAATGCCTGTAATTTGTAGTAATTTCTCTACGTCATGTTGGTAAGCTAAAATCCATTCGGACAATTGTTTACCTATACCACCCTCTAATTCATCAAAGGTCTTATTTGTGTTTACCTTACCTCCTAATAAAGAAGATCTGTAAAAGAAATTACCTGTGTGAGAATATACTTGAACAAGGTCAAATGGGGTGTACATCGAACCTGCTATGCTATTAATGTTTAATGCCCCGATGTCAATCGCAATACCCTTTGGAGCAGCGGCTAGTTTGGCTGCCTGTAGTTTAAGGTGATTGATTTGAAGAGAGTCGTAAATAGGTATGGCTGTTTCTGTGATAGCCTTTCCCGGTACTCTTTCAAAGCGGTAAGAGATTTGAGGCTTTTGCTTGCTCACTCTCTTCATGTTCTTCTGCTTACCACCTACTGTGATGTTTGCTCCTGGGATAAAGTACCCCTCGTAAATAACGTGAGCGTCTACAATAACTGTTTTCTTCTTATCTGTATTTACATATTCCCCAAACTTGTCTGAGTAGAATGTGTGAATACCATCACGATCTTTCTTTTTGTAGAACTGAGTATCCTTCGAAATATATTCGAACTCAAGAACGTCCACAAAGAAATCATCGTAACGCATACGATCCGTGATAGTATCTCTTTGACAATACCAAGACCATCCGTATCTATCGTTTGAATAAGTTAAATCAAACGCCCACTTAGCAATTCTGTTAACTTGTCTTTCGGTATCCTCCTCAGTCCAGCCGTTTTGGATGAGCAAGTCTCTAATCTGAGGAATGCTATATTTTTCAAAGTGTCCTGCAAATGGAGTATTGTCCCCTTGAGAGTCATCCGTCCAAGCACAAATAAATTTGGTTACGTCTACATACTTAACCTTTGCCATGCCTGTATGAGCGTCTGTGTAGTCTTTACAAACCATAAAGTTGAAGTTGATAGCATCGTCTTTTAACTGACGCTCTATCTTTCCCCAATCACTATTTGTAAAACCTAACTCTATTAACTTCTCTAAAGTAATTTCTAAGTTTTGTTTAAACCCACCAAGACTTTCGAATACATCTAACTCACCAGGGTTCTGAGGTAGAAATTCTCCCTCACCAACTTGCGGCATTCCTAAATCTTTCATTAAAGGCTCCATCTTCGACTTAACGTAAAGGGTTGCCTTATCTAACGCTTTCTTATTTTTAATCTCCGGGTTAATACAATCAACTTGAATACGCTGATTATCAGTACCTATAACAGAATGAATAACTCTCTTTAACTCAGGTGCTATTGAGAAAATCTCAAAGTTCATGTTTGCGTAACCTTTTCTACGAATACGTTGAGCTTGTGCGTTAGGGCTTGATAGACTTGTCTTTTCTTCCCCTCGCTGAATCCACATATCAATATACTTCTGTTGGTTTTGTCTTCCTTCAGAGTAGTTTCTTATCTCAAATAAACGAGCAATATCTTGTCGGCCAAAATAAGTTTTGTTATTTTCGTAACGATAAAAAATAGCACGGCCAATTTGAGACAACCAGTTGTTGTCTTTCTTTTTAGGATCAATATCATCCTTTGGCCACAAGATTGTATATTCGCTCATACTTTAATAATAATCAAATGTATCAAAAAGTTTTGAATCTATATTCATAGACTGCTCATTTAATTCTACAAATTTAGGGTAAACTGACTTACTTCCCAAAAGTGCGTAGCCTCCAGCAGCAAATAAATCGTATTTTGTCATTTCTTGCTTGCCGTCAATGTTAGCACACTCCTCTAAAACCTCAATGTGGTTCTCTCCTTCAACGCCATTTTTTAAGTAATGTTCCCAACAATCAAAGATGTCTTGCTTTGCAGAATTACTTGAGCCGTCTGTAGTTATCCTTCCTGGAAGTGGCTTTCTGAATCCATTTTCGTCCATGTCGTATAAGAGATATCCTTTTAAACCCCACTCTAAAAACTTTTCGTAAAGGAAGGTAATATTCATCTCGGGGTATAACATTGCTCCAAAAAACATACAAGCCTTTGCCATATCATCGCAATATTCCTCTCTTCCAACATCTCTTTGTTTATAAGTGAGGACAAACTTATCGGATGCCCACATTCCTCTTGGCTTAATAAGCAGACCTGTATCCCCGTCAAGGTGATCATCTTTCTTGTAATACATTGCGCCTGCGTTGTAAGACTTTTTCTTACCGCTTACTTCATGGGATTCGTATTTAGCAGGGTCAGCCCCCATCACAAACTTACTCATAACAGTCCAAGCTGGCTTCCAAGACTCTAAGTCAGAGTCCCACTCTTTCAGGTTTCTTGCCCCTGATGGAGGAAGATATGAGATGATAAACTTACCCTCATCATCTTCAACAAGTTTTACTTTTGAGCATCTTCCATTTTCCCACTCAAAGTTGTACCTACGAGTTTTGTGTTTTTCAAAAGTCAACTCTGTAATTCTTTTTCTTATCTTGAGGACAGGGAAAGAAGAGTCTTTCGATGCTGACATAAAGCACTCCTTTAAGTTCATTGGAAAGTTTTGCATCTCTTCAATAAGCCCTGTTTGGTCTCCGTTCATTTCAAACGCTCTTCGTTTATTTTGGAGATAGGTCTTTGCTCCCATCGAAACAAATTTTCCATCAACATTCTTTGTTGGCTTCTCCGGGTCTTCAATAATAGAGTTTCCGAACTCGTCAATAAAACCATCCAAACCATCATGGGCAGGAAAGAATAGAGTGAGAAGTCCTGTCATTGTTTGCCCGTTGTCGTTCCTTTCGTTAAAGCGAGATCCTAGAATAAGTTTTTTCATTTGCTCACCACCACCCTTTTCCATCTCACCTAATGTCGAGGTGAGGAGACCGATGCCATGAATGTATGGTCCCTGTGCGAGACACTTCATAACAACTCTCCATCTATCAACAACATTAATGTTAATACCTGCTTTGGGGTCAATCTTTCCAACCTCATCGTGGTGAATAAAGTGAAGTTTTTCCATGTCATAAGCTCTCTCTCCAGATGGTCGGTGATTTATCCAACCCTCGTGTGGAGGTAGAGAAGTTGTTCCAACACCGCCTGCTGTTCTATTTGCAGGTGCTGTAAATTGTATCGCTTCCTTTGGAACAGAAGAACCTTCCGTCATTAACTTAAAGAAGAAGGGCATTCTGCGGAGACGCTTTGCAATGTGGTCCACAAACACTTGAGTAGAGTGGTAGTCCGACATACTTTGTATACCTCCAAACCTTTGTATACCTAGGGTTGCCGTCACATACCAATTCATAAAACCTGCACGAGAGGTTGCCCCCTCTCTTCGGTGTTTTGGGTAGATTACTCCGTAAGTTGTTCTCTCGCCTGTATCTATCGTGTACTCTCCTTTTTCTACATAACAATCAGGATGCTTTTCTTTAAACTCATCCACGCTTTTTTGCATATTGAAGTAACGAACATAACTCTTTTTCTTTTCAAGGTAAACAACCTTAAACTTATAGAAAGCCTCTTGCGTTGTGTACGCATACATAACAGTCAAGAACCACTTCCTATCCCTGTCTCTATATTCCGCTAATCCCTTTGTATTTCTTCCGTTACCAATTGGCCAATAGTTTAGATATGTGTACTGACACCCAGGCATATATGTTGGGGTGCCATTATTGAAAAAGAAATAACCCTTGTAGTGCCTTTTGATTTGTCTCTTAATCCAATTTATTTCTTTTGAATAATGGGAAACATCATTAAATAACTCCTCATCAATATCCTCTAACTTCACAACATCCTTAGGCTTCATCTGTTTCTTTCTACGGATAATAGACTCAATCTCTACTAACTTTGACGGCATATCCTGGTATGTAAACTTCTGTTTTTCGGGAGGAAGTCCATACCCTTCAACTTTTTTTATTGCCTCTTCGTAAGGTAATTTATAATACTCCTCAAGAGTGGGGACTTTTATTTTTGTTGGGTACAAGTCCTCATCATCGTTATTAACAACAATGAACTCTTCGGGTCGGTTGTATTTATATTTTACTTCACGCATCTATCTCTGGGAATACATCACCATTTTGTTCAAATTCACGAATATACTCTTCAGGTCTTATGCCTAAAGAGTCTAATAAAGTAAACTCGGTCAACTCTTCCTCTAGTTCCTTACTCTTTTCACCTTGTAGGAATTGAGTCTTTGAAGCTGTAATTTGACTCATGGTCATATTAATAATTTCTCTTCGAGTCTTTTCTGCCTGAACTATTTTAGCTTGAGCAACTTCATCTTCAGCCTCTAATTTAATCTCTAATTCTGTATAACGCAAGAGAGCCTCTTCAGCAGACTTCCAAACCATGTATTGCTCACCACCCATCAACATAAGGAAATATATTGCCCTTCTATTTACCCCCTTAATTTTCCAGTTGAGCATATCCTTAATCACATCATCGTATGGAGGCTCAAGGTTTAAACATTGCAATGCCCACACTTTTCTTCTCTTCAAATCAGGAATACCCTGACCTGGAGAACCTAAGTCGTACATATAAATCAAGTACCGCATAACAATATCGGGATCTAACTTCTTAGGTAAATCGTTTGCCGCAAATATTATGGAGAACTTAGATAAGTCAGAGAACTCAAAAAGCACAGGTGTGCCTAATGGTATTTTATGAATCGGGTATTTTAGTTTGTTAAACTCATTATGTTCAAACTTCATACGCTAATATTTCATTGTGTCTGATAAGATGATACTCTTCTTTCAACTTTTTGTTTAGTCCTGCCTCTAATGGAATTCCAGCACTATCCTTTCCTAATATAATTTTACCTATAGGAGGTAAGGCATCCTTTCCGTATGCACGCTCACTTTCAGGAGAAGGTCCACCAACGGCAATTATTTCCCACTCATTTTCTTTATACTTCTCGTCATACATTTCTGGCACAATAAGTAAAGATGTCTTAGGTTTCTCAAGAACTCTTTTAATTAAACACCATCCATCTTGAGGAATGAATTCACCATCTCTCATCGTTAAATACACAAGGTCGGGTCTAACTAATAAAACTTCCTGATTACCAACATCAATAACACGCTTGTTTTTTCCCTCGCTATATGCCCCAACAACTTCTCTAATCTCAACGTATTTAACAAACACCTCGTCTCCTTTTTTCCACTTACCAAAGTCTTCAAAAACAACACAATCTGTGTTTGTCCAGTAGTCAGCCTCTTCGGAGGCTATTCTAATAACCATGTGAATTCTTTTGTCTCCAATGTCAACTCCATCAGCGAGATGATCTTTTGATTTCATAACTACTGGCAAATAATTCAAATACTTCATTTTGAAAATATTAAGTGTGTTTTTTGTGAATGAATTGGTGTACTTTTGTACGGCATCGTTCTGATGCTTGATTTTTGTTATTGTGTTCTTTATTTGTGTGCAGAAAATGGGGACAACGGTTCCCATTTTTTGTTAGTGATCTCGTACTTGTGTAAATGTGGGGAGCAACAATATTGCCTTCTTAATATTTTCTGTCTCATAGGCAGTATTGAATGACAAAATGTATAATTTCATAATTTTATTTAACATTACTCTGTAAATATCCTTCAAGGCCCTCGTCATGGTTCCAAATAAACGCCTGGGCTGTTCTTAGTGCTTGGTAACCCATTTTTTTATGCCATTCATCTAACGCACATATTGAAGGGAGGAATCTCACCTTAACACCTCGGTATTCGTTTACTTGTTCTTTATGGTAATGACCACAATGAGCTTCTCTAAACTCAGTTGACGCAAACATTTCCGGTTGCTCGGTAGCCATTATTAGTGGCATATCAGAAGGCTTCTCATTATCTCCATGAGTAAACATTATCATGTTTTTTCCGTACTTATAATATTTTCTAGGCATTGTGGAGTTGTCTACAGAAACATTTGGATCATTACGATACCAACCTGCTAAAACATCTCCGGCATAAAACATTCTTTCGTAGTCATGGTTCCCCGATACAACAATTATATCAACTGGAGCTACATCTTTTAAGAAATCTACTGCTCTAACTATTAAAGTCCAGTAACCTTTAAATGATTCTTTCCATCCGATTACATCATGCTGAGGAGTGCCTTTTGTTGTAGCCATTCTCATGCCATCTGTATTCATTCCATCGTTTCCGATTGGTAGCAGAACTCTTTCAATATTTAAACCTCTTCCCTTATTAACTAAGTCCTCAATTGTATCAAGGAATTGTTTTTCCATTTCCTCTAGTGTAATATCTGTTAACTTTCCATAGTGAATATCGGGAAGAGAAATTTCTAAAGTTGACTTCACTTTGTAGTCAGGTCTTCTACCTTTAGTTATTACTCTAGCTTTAGGACTATAACTAGCCGCAAACTCTTCAATGTCTTTTTGAATCTCTTCTGCTCTTCTGTCACTTTTGGTTACTACAGAGAACCTTTGTTCTCCTTTCATATTTTGCCAGTATTTAACAGAATTAACCATCGAGTGGTCAATACCATTTTTATCTAAATACTGTTCGAACTCGGTTATAACATTATCAGAATCATTGGACAACTCAACCTTTACAACCTTTCTATTAACTTGTTTTCTATCTACTCTTGCGGCTTTTAAAGCTGCGGTAGCATCTTGTAGACTAACCTTAAATTTTCTTGCTATATAACTTGGACCTGACTTTAAGTAACCTGGTCTAGCGTGGAGTATCTGTACTAGTTTTTGGATTGTCATATAGCTGATTTAAAGACTTAGTAGTTTGCGTTGTTATGAAACTCGTTAGATTTTAAAAGTGTAAAATATTCTAAAAACGATTTATACGGAGCGTCAATAATCAGAGGGTCTGTTGATCCAATAATGTACACTAAAGTTCTTGAACCTATAGACGCTGAACCATCGTTACGAAACTCCACGTCTGCTTGTATAGCAGCAACTTTGGTTATATCAAATATTATAGGCACATATTCAGCGTATAGCCCTTGACCAGGATTGCCTTCAATTTCTTCTTCGGTGTTCCATACTACGCAGACGGTACTGCAAAGCACTGGAAGAGGTTTTTTATCATCCTCTTCCTCTTCTCTTCTTTTCTTGGACTTAAAGAACATACTGTTAATTTTATCCAAAAATACAAAAATCCCCCTAAATAAGGGGGACTTTGTTTTTATATTAGAAGGGGAGGTCTTCCTCTGACTTTTCAGATTCTCCCTGCGGACTTTCTGCTTTTGGTGTGGATTCATTTTTTGGTTTTGATTCCCCTGTTATTTTCCAAACCTGGAGAGAGTTGTAGACTCTTCCGTTGTACTCCCTTCCTTTCAGGTTGAACTCGACTTCGATTTCGTCCCCTGATGAGAATGGGTTGATTAGGAGTGTGTTGTCATTTACTAATTGGAACTCTACTAACTCCGGGTACTTACCCTCTAGTTCTAGGACAAATGTTCTAACAGAAAATTTGGCACTCTTTTGTTCGGTGCTGCCTACCGATTTGATTTTTCCTTTAATGTTCATTGTTATATAATTTTCACAAATGTATAAATTATATTGAAAGGTTCTTCAAATAGTTTTTAACATTGTTGTTTATAAAATATTATTAGGATTTTGATTTGTATAATGTATATTTGCGAAGAATTAACACACAACAAAAATGAACGTAGATAAAAATATACCAATCCCAAGCACAAGTGGGAGAGGTAGAAAAACCGAATATGTTTTACCGGAGATGGAAGTAGGAGACTCTTTCTTTGTTCCTGGAGAAACATCAAAATACCTTGCTAAACTTTTCTACCAAAAGAAGAAAAAGAAATACGAACTAACTGCCCGATCAACGGATGGTGGAGTTCGTGTTTGGAGAGCAGCGTAATTTTTATTATCTTTGTTTCGTTGGAGTAGAGGCCGACAAAATAAACAAATACTAGCCCTGTTGAATAGGTGAGTCCTCTACCTCCCTGTTCTTCGGGGCATTTTTATCACTAAAATATTATGAACACAGGACAAATCGTTAGAGCTAAATCTGAGAAAGCCTTCACCATGTTAAGCAACAAGTTGTTACAGGATTGCTCCATAACAATTGAAGAGAAGGGATTACTTGTTTATCTATTAAGCCTGCCCATTGATTGGGTGCTTTACAAAAAAAGTCTTCCCGAAAAAACAAATGAGTCTAAGGGGGCTATAGATCGTGTGTTTAAACAACTCCAAGAGAAAGGTTATATTCTTAGCGTAAAAGTTATTGACCCACAGACAAAAGTATTCAAGGGGTGGAATCATATTGTATACGAAGAACCGACATTAACGGAACCCGACATTCGGGAAAAGCCGACATCGGGATTTGCCGACCTCGGTCAGAGTATGCCTATACAAAGACACACTAATACAAATACTAATATTAATACAAATACTAATATAGATACATTGGCAAAAAAACCGAAAAATAGTTTTGTGCCACCTACTGTAGAAGAAGTGAAGATGTTTTTTAGAGATAAGGGTTACAGGGAGGATGCCGCTATCAAAGCGTTTAATTACTACACCGATGGCAACTGGCATGACAAGAGTGGATCTCCCGTCAGGAATTGGAGACTCAAGATGCACGTTTGGTTTAAGGAAGAGAATAAGATTAAAGAGGAAAAAATCAAGGTGAGAGATGTATTTGGAAGCACACACTTCAAAACTCAAGATGAAATAAACAAAGCTGAAAAAGGATTTTTCAATAAAATATGAGCAACTACCAAAAATTATCTGCCCTTGGAATTGTCTGCAAGGATATCTCGGCACAACAAAAAGTAAACTGTCCGTTCTGCAAAGACACGAGAAGTAACAAGAAGGACAAGAGTCTATCTGTAAATGTCGAGTTAGGAGTGTACAAGTGCCACTACCCAAACTGTGAATCGTTTATGGGGAAGAGCGTAAACAAGTCGGACCGAAAGGTTGAATACTTTGTCCCCGTATCAAAACTTCAGAAGGTGAGCGACAAGGTCCTCTCTTGGTTTGAGAAGAGAGGAATATCCAACAACACCTTGCTGAAACTCAAAGTTACTGAGGAGGAATGTTTTTTCCCACAAGCTGGAGAGAACAGAAACGCCATATGTTTTAATTACTTCCGAGGAGGTGACTTGGTTAACATCAAGTACAGAGATGCGGCAAAGAACTTTCGTATGGTGAAGGATGCTGAGTTGATACTCTATAACCTGAACTCCATAGAGGGCTATGATTGGTGTGTAATCGTTGAAGGTGAAATGGACACCCTCTCTTTGGAGGAAGCTCAAATTTACCCTGTCGTAAGCGTTCCTAACGGGGCAACGAAAGGAAATCAGAACCTTAAATATTTAGACAACTGCATTGACGCATTTGCCGACAAGGATAAGGTAATCATTTTTACAGATAATGACTCAGCAGGTTTATCTCTTCGTGAGGAGTTAACCCGAAGACTAGGAAGAGAAAAGATTTGGTATGTTAATATACCTGATGGATGCAAGGACGCTAATGAAATTCTAGTTAATTACGGAGTAGAGCTTCTTCAGAAGGTTGTAGCCGAAGCCTACCAAATTCCAATAGAAGGCATTGAGAAGGTAAATGACGTAAAGGAAAAAATAACGGACATATATCTTAACGGGTTTCCTCATGGGCTGAAAGCAGGGTTTAATCAGTTTGATGAACATATCTCGTTTCGAGGCTCAGAGTTCACCATTATTACAGGAACACCCAACGCAGGAAAGTCAACTTTTCTGAACAATTTACTTGTCAGATTGTCTGCGAAACATTCGTGGAAGATAGCAATGTTTTCCCCAGAAAAGCAACCCACAGAGATACTTTTTTCTGAACTTGCTGAAATATTTATTGGGAAGCCTTTCTTCTCTTTTGTGCCTGCCGCAAAGATGAGTCAAGAGGAAGTTGATAAGGCAAGAGACTTTGTTGAAGAGTTCTTCTACTTCATGAAGATTGATGAGATGGATGTAACAATTGACGGCATCCTAGACAAAGCCGCAGAACTTGTAAAGAGAAGTGGAATCAATTGCCTTGTGATAGATCCTTGGAACTATGTCGAACACCAGGTCCCAAAGGGAATGAGTGAGACGCAGTACATATCAGAGGCACTCACCAAGGTTAAACGATTCAAGGACCGCTACGGAGTCCATGTGTTTGTTATTGCACACCCTACAAAGATCAGGAAGGAGAATGGAGTGTATGTTATGCCAACACTTTACGACATAGCAGGGTCTGCTCACTTCTTTAACAAGTGCGACAATGGGTTCGTTGCTTACAGAGACTATGTGTCTGGTCAAACCCTCATCAACATTCAGAAAATACGTTGGTCCTTCATTGGTCGAGTTGGGGAAGTTCCTTTTGTTTATGACGTGAAGACAAAAAGATTTTCAGAGATTGGAGATGATAGTAAGGGAATATTATTAGACGAGTACGAAACAAGACAACAAGAATATGAAGACGAAGACATACCATTCTGACCCCACTTTTCAATATGGCCTTCGACAAGTTGCAATTACTAAACTGAAAGATGGGGAGTTAACAGGTTCAAAAGAAGCGTTTTACGAAAACATTGAGGCTGTTTATATCTGTGTTGATAAAAAATATGTTGAAATAGTTGAAGTTTTATTTGGATTTTGTGAAAAGAATGTTAGATATTTGCGAAACAATAACATTATCAATAAAGAAGTAAAGGATGAAATTAAAACTAAAGCGAGTAAGAGGACTTGTAAAGAACTTGGCATCGACAAGCCGGTCAACTCTCAAAGTTACAAGAACAAATATTTTCAAAATCTGTACAAGTTCGTTTACTGGGACTTTATTCAACGACACACACTAGAACAAGTTCAAGAAATTTTTAATAACCTCAAATAATAAACAAAAACAAAAATGGAAGTTCAAGCGGAAAAAAAGATTCATTTTGGAGACATCCTAGAGTATGTGCCAAATGATCGTAAGGAAAGATTCATTAGTGATTTAATCCTCTATGTACCTCAACTAAAAGAGGAGGCTGATAAGTTTAGCCATGTGATTCACAATGTTGCTATCGGCACTAACATGAGGAACTACATTGACCTCGTAAAAGATATTGCCGTAAAAGTTTATAACGCTACAGGGGAAAAGAACAGGAAGAGAGAAAATATCCTTTATAGGCAATTGGTGTATTGGATAATGTATAAAACACTACCTGTAACATTAGAGGGTATTGGTAATGAGTTTGGAAATAAAAAACATGGGACTGTTTTACACGGCATTAAGATGTTTGAAAATACGATGGAGACATCTTGGAAAGATAGGATGGTTATCCAATACTTTGTTGAGAGGATGGAGGAGCTTGGATACCCACAACCTAGACAAGCATACAGAGAGTTATATTTTAAATTAAACATTCAACACTAAAAACACAATGGAAATCACAATCGAAAAGCCACACAAGACAGAGTATTACTTTAAAGGAGAAATTACTTTAGATATGAAGTATGAATATACTCTAGCTAAATCTGTAACTGCGGAAGGAACAATTTACGGAGTGTCTGCTCAACTATCAAAAGACGAGTCAGATACAAGTGATTGGAGTGAAACAAAACAAAAGTTTGTTGAGAACATTATCCGTAAACACTACGAGACTTATGGAGCAGAATAGTACCCACAACGTGGAACCTCACTACGAACTTAAAGACTCCAAGATACTTACCAAGTTAATTGAGGATCTTAAAAAGAGAGAGAAGAAAGGTTTCTTGCAGTACGGAACAACAGTTGACCGAAATGACTATGACCACCTAATGTGGTTACAGGAGGCATACGAGGAGTGCCTTGACATGGCTGTGTATTTAAAAAGCGCAATCGAAAAAATAAAGAATAAATGAAGTACGGGTCAGTATGCTCGGGGATAGAAGCCGCTACAATGGCTTGGCACTCATTAGGATGGAAGCCACAATGGTTCTCTGAAATAGAACCCTTCCCATCGGCTGTGCTACAACACCATTACCCACAAACCCCAAATCTTGGAGACATGACTTTAATTCACTCAAACCCTATATTTAATGAAACAACTATCGATGTTCTTGTTGGAGGAACTCCCTGCCAATCATTCTCAGTCGCAGGTCTCAGAAAAGGAATGGAAGACTCTCGTGGCAACTTGGCCCTTGAATTCTGTCGCATTGCTGACAAGGCAAAACCCCAGTGGATTGTTTGGGAAAATGTCCCCGGGGTCTTGTCAAGTAACGGAGGAAAAGATTTTGGTTCCCTCCTCGGGGCGTTGGGGGAACTCGGGTATGGGTTCGCCTACAGAATTCTTGACGCTCAACACTTTGGAGTTGCACAAAGACGCAGAAGAGTCTTTCTTATCGGATATCTTGGAGACTGGAGACCTGCCGCAGCGGTTCTATTTGAGTCCGAAAGCCTGTGCAGGAATATTGCGGAGAGCAGAAGTAAGAGGCAAAAAGTTACCCGAGAGATTGAGGGAAGCGTTATTGACAACAGTGAGTCAGGAGAATGGTGGGACGGAGGACAAACTGCCGCTAGTTTAACTACTCGTTGCCATGACCAATATATGCCTGACAAGGGACACTTCTCTGCTGTGATTCAAAACGAAGAAAAGACTGCTCTTTGTTTTAAAGTACGAGGCGGTGTTTCTGAGAACTCGGGAATACAAGGCGGTGTTCCTGGTAAATCAGCAGGAAAGGGTTACCTTGGAAGTGAAGAAAAGTCTTTCACCATTGCAACCTCACCGGATCAATGGTTGTTTGAAGAAACCAAATGGTTGCCGCCAAATGATTCTGAGACAGTAGGTACTTTACAAGCGAGAGATTATAAAGGGTTCTGTAATCAAGATATGACAGATGGAAGGGGTTTAGTTGTTTCTGAAAAAAGTATTGCCGTTGATATGTACAACATGAGTATTAACGAGCAGACATCTCAAACCTTATCATCCTCCGCTTCAGATATCAATCACACAGGTGGTACGATTCAAAATGCAAAGGTTCGTAGACTTACTCCTGTTGAGTGTGAGAGACTTCAAGGATTCCCTGACAACTTCACAAATATTCCATACAGAAAAAAGGAAGAGTCTCCCGATGGACCAAGATACAAAGCACTTGGCAACTCAATGGCTGTACCTGTAATGGCTTGGATTGGAAAAAGAATTCAAGAGGTAAGCAATCTAATTAACGAACAGAAAAATTCCTGAATGAAGACAGTAAATAGTTTAAGCGGAGGGAAGACATCTTCGTACTTAGCGGTTCACTACCCGGCTGACTACAATGTCTTCTCTCTTGTGCGGACGGATGACAAGCGAGTTCTCTTCCCAGACGAGAAGGTAAGGCAAATTGTTTCGGACAAGATTGGAAAGGAATTCATTGGAACCCTTGAGGAGGATACGATTGTGTACACAATGTTGGACCTTGAGCAATACCTTGGGCAAGAAATCATATGGCTAAGTGAGACAACCTTTGAGAAGGTGATTAAAAAGGCTGGGGGCTACTTGCCAAATGTAACTAGAAGATTCTGCACCTCTAAAATGAAGGTTGAACCAATCGCTCAATGGTGTTACGAGAATACCGAACTTCCTATAGATATGAGGATTGGCTTCCGAGCAAACGAGATGAGCAGAGCCAAAACAATGTTGGCCAAGGCTGAAGACGGAATAGAAATGTTTAAGTTTAAAGTCGGCGAAAAGAACGGAAGGAAGAAGTGGAAAACATTGCCATACCGAAGCGTGTCATTCCCTCTCATCGAAGACGGAATATTCAAAGATGCAGTTGAAACATATTGGAAGGACAAAGACGTAAGATTTGCCTACAAAAACAATTGCGTAGGTTGTTTCCACCGCAACGAGATTTTTCTCAACCACATGAGTAAGAGGGATGAGAAACAGTTTGACTGGTTTATGAGAATGGAGCAGGAAAACAACTGCACGTTTAAGAACGGAATTACATACGAAAAAATAAAAGAATATAAGATGCAGTTGGACTTGTTTGACGAAGACTTCAACGACTGCGACTCTGGATACTGTGGGCTATAAAACAAAAACAAAAACAAAAACAATGAATAAATTTCTAATGGCAGCTGTAATCATAACAGCGATAATAGTAATCATCTCCTACTTTGGAGGTGATGACAATGAAACAGGATTTCAGTCATGAAAATTAAACTAAACGAGTCGGAAGTACACTTCCTTAGAACACTCGCCTCCACAAGAGCGTTCTTCAGTAGAAAGAAGAACGTGGTGGACCAAAAGTTTGCTGTGGACAAGTCGGGGTTTGAGATTGACTTTGACGGATGCCTTTCGGAATACGCCTTCTGCAAGTGGCACAACATCCACTTCAGTTTATCTTTTGGAGACGATACGGCAGGTCAGCCAGACTGCGTCTATAAGAACTTGACGATAGATATAAAAAGCACTCGCCTTCCTCAAGGGCGTATGATTGTTAAGTTAAACTCTCAACCGATGGATATGTATGTCCTCGCTATAGTGGAGGATGACTACACAATTCGTTTTGCTGGATACTCTCGCTCGGATGACATTAAAAAAGATGAGAACGTCCGTAACCTTGGCACAGGAGACTCGTATGTATTAGACCAACACCAACTATTAAAATTCAAAGAAAATGTACACAAAAAAAATTAAGAAGACTTTCTTCCACGATCAGGAAGAGGGAAAGTTACTAGAGGTAACAGAGTGGGCTAATGGCGCAGGGGTAGACTTTGCTATAAGCGATGACAAGGGAAGGCAGTTAATCCCTCTCTCCTATAGAGACGCTAAAAACCTACGAAGATTAATCCGACATGTCCTAAGACCAAATGTTGATTAAAGGCTATTATATCGAGGCTATGGAGGTCCTGACCAACACTGGGGGTGTAGACTTCTTCGACCTAACTATGACAGAGCAATTAGTTAGGACTATGTTCGACATTCGAGACGTGATGTCTATACGACAGGTTGACGAGTTGGTTCCAGAATATGCTGTAATAGAAATAGGCATGGGAAACCCACGCCTATTCAAACTATCTTACGAGTCTATAAAGTCTATCTTTATGAACCGAGATTCTATTTAGAATGCGTTATTTGTTGACTTGGCAATTTCGTACACATCTACTTGAGCGTGCAAGTAGGTAACAGCAGAACCTGCTGCGTTCATTACATCACGATTTGATTCGTAGCAAATGTAACGAGTGGTAGTTTCCCAGTCCGTTCCGTAAGCAAAGTTTGATGTGCAATATGTAGAAATATTTGTGTCCAAACCATTGTTTGCAGCAAGTACGTTTGCTAGAGTTGGGGCTACGTTTGGAATAGTTGTAGTTACTCCTTGAACAATAGCACTCTTAACAAACTTCAACTTGCGAAAGTTAATAGCCGTTGAGCCTGAACCGTTGTTAATTCTAATGAGGTTTTGTCCCTCTTCTAATTCTAATGTACCTGAAGTCATAGCTATAAATATTTACACAAATATACTATTTTTTTGTTAACAGTTCCATTTTTTTAGAGATAAAGCCTTCCTTGTTGGCTTCCCCTTTTCGTCCTTCATTGGACCTGGAACACCCGACATTCTCGCACAGAAACTGGTCCTACGCTTATCGTCCTTACTTCCCTTCTTTATTTCAGAGGGTTTCTTCGTTACAGCTTTTTGTAATTTGCTACCCGGATTAGCCTTCCTATAAGAAGCGATTCCTTTTGCGTTGAGTCCTCCTGTAGCACTCTTGCCTTCTTTTCTTTGCCATGCAGGTGTCTTAGCCATTGTTTCTAAAATAAGGATGTTGTTCGTGCCATTTTTTTACAGCAGAAACTCCTTCACGAACTGTCTTCGCTCCTGCCTTTTTGGTTAGGTCAATGGTGTCCCACTTACCTTTATCTTTTGTCGGGTGGTTAACCATGATGTCACCAGGCTTACCTTTTCCTATCTTATTAGTCTTTTTGTAGACAACGTGTTTCTCTCCCCCTGCGGAGACTTTTACCCTTGCCATTACTTTTTCTTTTTGGTTTGAGACTTAATAACCTTCTCCTGCTTTAACATAGCAGCGGTAGGCTTCTTGCCTGATCCTTTGTTTGCTCGGATGTTGTCCCAAAGTCCTCTTGGGGATGTACTCCCGTCCTTTCTTTTAATCATTTCTTTTTTCATCGTCCTTGACCTTTATATGATTTAACGTAATTTTTAGAGTTCTTAGAGCAAGAGCATTTTGTCTTTGCAATTACCCCTGGTCTGCTGACCTTCGGTTTCTTCTTAAATGTGCTAGTTGACTGAACCTTTGCCATAGTGTAATTTTTTATCTAAAACAAAGATATATAAATATGTTTCTCTCCGTATATTTGTGTAACCAAAATTTAAATCAATGAACGAGTTACTATTCCTCAAGTCGCAGATAAGAGTGTTCAACCCAACGTGGACAGACGCTCAAGTAGAAATGGAAGCAATCAAAATTAACAAGGAGGCAAACTCTATCGCAGACGATGACGAGGGGTGCCTATACTGTGGATCATGAAGAAGCCAAAATATAAATGCCCTGTCTGTGGCTACTACAACGCTCACCAACTAGGATGTCCAGAGATGGACAAGAAGATAAAGTTGTGTGACATCGTTAAAGACTATAAAGCCGCAAAAGAAAGCGGAGAGGAGTATAAACTTCCTCCCAATTTATAATCCCTATTGTTGAAAACTTATTAATTGTTATTTCAATAACTTTTGTATATTTGTGAAAATAATAAACAAAATGCAAAGATTAAAAGTAACAAACGAGACGATCCAAGAATATGCCCAGGCTTGTCACAAGGTATTAACAGAGTTATTGGCACTCAACATGGAGTTGACCAACGAGGAAATTATTGAGTCGTTTGATGGGCTAAGTAAGGAACTTAACTCTCTTGCAAATGAAGCCTTTGATAAAATGAGAGAAGATCCGGAGTTCCAACAAGAGTCTGTTGCATTTTTAAACGCTTTACAATTAGGGGCATCCAATGAAGATAGTGAAGCAACTAGTGTATGAGCGAATGCTCCGCAAGACCTTTAGTGAGTATGTCTCTGATGAGGTAAAGTTAGAGGTCTTGACTTGGGTACTCTCTCAAATGAATAAGAAAGAAAAGTAACTGTACCTGACTAAAACTCAGAGTGCGTTGGAGATGGTGGCCACATTGTTCCAACTAGCTGTGTCAGACCTCGCAAAGGCTGCTAACACACAACACCAAGCTAAAGTCGGGTGTAAACTTTAAAACTATGAGTAACAAGAAGCAAACCTCGGTAGATGTACTCTTCGAAGTACTATGGGAATGTCCAAGAGATAAGTGGGAGTGGAATGCCGTACTCAAGGAGGTTAGAGAGATGCACAAGCAGGAGATGAAAGATTTGTATCTTGCTCATGTGACTAAAGTCCCTCGCCTGAGAGAAATCTTCGAGAAGCAATTTGAGGAATACTACACGAATACATTTGAGTAATCATGACACCTAAGGAAAAGGCAAAGGAACTAGTCGACAAGTATTGGATCTATCTGCGAGCAGGACTGCTTTACGATGAGGAGGCAAAAGACGATGCAAAGCATTGCGCAATAATAGCCGCAAAAGAAATGTTAGAGGAGGTCAAGGAGCATAAGTATGATGATACCTCTGCTATTAGAATCATATACTGGTTTAAGGTAATTAACGAAATAGAAAAGCTATGAGCAAGGTAACAATAGAATTTGACCGAGTAGAAGAGGCGGATGAACTTCGTACTGCTCTCGATGGGTTCAAGTACAAAATGCTCCTCTGGGACCTCGACCAGAAACTCCGCAGCGTACATAAGTACGGAGCCGCCATAGAAGGATCAGGAGAAGCCACTCCAGAAGAAATGGACGTATGCTACAGGATAAGAGAGTACATCCGCCAGGAACTACAGGACAGTAATCTGACAATAGAATGATTGGCTTTTGGATATGGGCAGATTAATACGCACAAATGCGTATTGCAATAATTCCAAAAATGTTAATATATTTGCAAAACACACAATAACTAAATCAAAAAATAATCTATGACCAAAAAGTTTATAACTGCCGAGATTGAGTTGCTCAATACTAAAATGGCTGAACTCATCGGTAGCGGAAAGCACACCATAAGAGCAGAGGTACGCATACCCACAGAAAACATTATTGCTGTAAGACAATTTGCAGACGATGAGGACGAAGAGATAAACCCAGATATGTGTGCTGTGTACTTAACCAGCGGTGAATTTTTCATCTTGCACACTCCTTATGCAGAGATGTTACAAATCTTAGATTGGAATTAATAACCTAAAAACTAAAGCCATGTTTTGCAGAGAAAAAAGAATTATAAAGAGAACCAACTTTGACGGTTCAGTAGACTATGTAGGTCAAACTAAAACATTCTGGGGAAAGTGGGAAGATGGATACGGTCCTAGAACGAGTAAACACTACAAGACGTATGCTCAAGCTCTTGAATGGTACAATGAAAGAGGCACAAAATTCTCAACAGATGAGGTGATGTTAAGTGATGACGGAGGCCCTAAACGTGTAGGTAAAACTTACTCTGAAAGTAAATCAACATCCTCCTTTCATATTACTGAGGAGATGATTGATAAATATCGTGAAACAAATTAAAAACTAAATAACTATGGAAAAGAAACAAACTGCGGTTGAATGGTTAGCAAGTTATATTAAAGGAATTACAGATTTGAATTGTGATGAGATAATAGAACAAGCCAAGCAAATGGAGAAGGAGCAGATTGAAATGGCTTGTAACCAACAAGAATTTGAGGATGTTGATGGTCTTGGAATCTGCGAAACAATTTCTAAAGGTCAACAATACTACAACGAAACTTACGGAGATGTCGGACATAAGTAAATGCAACCCCCCAGGGACAATTTGTCCCCATAGAGAAAAGTGCTACCGTTTCACAGCACCAGCTAACGAGTATGCACAATCCTATTTTGTAAAGCCGCCAATTAAAGATGACGGAACCTGTGACCTTTTCTGGGGAAAGACACAGACAGATATTCTCTCTCAACTCAAGGAGATCGTCAAGAGATAGTTTTACCTTTTGGGTTTTTTGTCCTGCAAGTCAATGACTTTTTCGTCACAATAATTTTGAAAATTGTGACAAACCATAGTGGAAAATAATCCCCAGAATCAGCCCTTTAGTGGAAAATAATCTACACTAAATCGGAAATCCTCCGAATTACTACCTTTTTGTTGACACCGACAAGATGGTTAGTAGATGTAACCAACTCATTTATTTTTTGCAGAGTAAACCAAGGTTTGTATATTTGTGTATTATTAATAATAAAATACAAAATCATGGCCATTAAGAAAACAGTTAAGATGAGTGCAGCACCTGCTAAAAAAGTAGTTGCAAAAAAAGTGGTAGTTAAAAAATCAGATCCTGGAAAAGGTGTTGTTGCTAAAGCAAAGGACACAATGATGAGCATGGGTAAAGTTAAGTACACAGGAAAGCCAATGTCTGACGCTAAAAAAGCCGCTTACTATGGCACTGAAATGAGAAAGGCTAACAGCGATCTTGATAAAGCCACAAAGTATACTAAAAATATGTCTCAAGAGCAAGTTAACTTTATAGATAAGACAAACAAAAGAGGAATGCAAATGTCTGACTCTACTAAGAAATACACTCAGAAAAGTTTAGAAAACATCAAGAATCTAAACAGAAAGAAATAAAAAAGAAAATATTTCGCAATGAATAAGCCTCGCAAGAGGCTTTTTTTTTATATTTACAACATGAAAGCAAAAGACTACTTCAACCCAGACCCAAAGAAACCTCGCACCAAGGATGGACTCATCGTCTCTCGCAAGGTTAAAGCTATCCGAGACATGAGAAAGGGAGTCACTCCTCTAAAAAATCCTGATGGATCTCCGTCAACCCATCTATTGGAATCAGGGCAGTCGGGAAATAAGAGAAGACCATACGAGGTTAACCCTCAAGTATTCCCGAATAACAAAGGAGAGACTTGGACAGACCTAAGGGGTAAGGGCAACGAAGCATATTACGAAGCAAAGAAGAGAGGAGAGGTGGTCGGATTCAAGTCAGCCAAGAGAGCAGAGAAGTTCGCATACGGAAAGAAGTGGAAGGAAGGTCAAGATAAAAAAGATGCTAACGAGGCATACCGAAAGGATAAAAAGGCTGGTAAGCTCTATACTCAATCCGAACAGTTCAAAGTCGACAAGCAGAGAGTCAAACAAAGTAGAAAAAATAAATAACCCTAGAGATAGGGTTTTTTTATGCCCTCTCATTTTTTTACCGCCAAAATTTTTTTTAGAGGGGTCGATTTCGACCACTTTTAGCATTATGCAAGAAACGCATTTTGCGATACCACCCCCCCCTATACCCCTATTACAAAAATTACAAACCCGGCAAAGACGGGATACTCACCGATGAACAAACCGCATTTCGCCCCCATTTTTTATAATCTTTACAATACATTTCGTATCTTTACATAACCACAAAAAGGGAATCAAGGGAACACCCAATCCAAAAACAAAAAGGGGCAAGCAGTCAGGGGAAGGGGGTTTACCACCCACGGACCCACACCCCCGATCCGGTGGAGATCGATCTTTGCGAACCCACCCCCCTAGGAGATCCTGTTTGCATTACGGCTCACAAGCATCTCGTCTCCTCCTCTCCTCGCTTCCATTGGATAGGCATAAAGCAACGCAAAGCGAATCGTAATGGTCTACTATGGTCGACACAATACAACGCCCCTATTCACGTCACGAATCGCACAAGGTCATCCACAATGCCGTAATAAATAATGTGCATAACTATGTTGGTAACTATCCTCGCATCCTATTGCACACATGAACCACATTCACTATAGGCATCAACACAACAAACCACAACAACAACACAAGCATTCAAGCACCTTAACATCGGCACAAACCAAATCAAAACAAATCCATATCATTTGCGGAGGATTTATGGTGCATCCTAAATCACATTTATGCCTTCTATTATAGGTCAATTTCGTTGCTAACACACAAAAACAGTTAATTTGCACACTTTTTTTTGTGGGTTAAAATGCACATTTCCAGCTTATTACGTTAGGATTCCAAGAATGGTACTAAATATTGTTTGGAATGATATGAATAACGATTGTAACATTGCCCCATCAAACAAACAAACAACACACACAATGAAAAACACAAACATCAAAATTGCATTGCTCTCTGCTATCTGCTTTCTTCTCTCTCTTGTACTTATAAATCTTGGAGAGGATATGAGTAATAGAGGAATCGTCTTTATGGGATTGCTATCTCTTAGTGCATCTACATTCATTCTTGCCTTTCTTCTAGGAGAGGTAATCGTTTCAACATTCAAAAAATAATCACACAATAAATAATAATTACCACTATGGAAAAGTTAAAGAAACAATGGACATTGACCTTACTTGCGAGTAATGGAGAAGAGATGGATAGCACTACCATCAAAGGATTAGATAGGACTGAAGCAATCAAGAATGCGAAGAGAATGCTATTGTTCCAAGGGATGAGTAGTTATAAGTTTAAGATAAAGATGAAGAAGGTAGTTATGCCTTCCTTCTCTGAATGGACATTAGAAGAACTTGTTGCCTATTGTCAACGATGGGATAATTGCAATGGAGATTGGGAAGATGTGAAAGAGAGCGAGAGAGAATACCTTGTCAAGACTGCTACTGAGACATTCAACGAAATCAATTTCTAACCTATAATAAACGCAAGACAATGCAAGACATCATCACATTCTACCACTACACAAATGTCCAAGGACAATTCGTTAAGACTCTTGAGACGGGATTAGTCATGGACAAGTTCAGAGGAGGATTCCTCATCCAAAGTAACAAGTTCCCGAAAGGAAAATGCATCGCATCAGAAAACGTAATTAATAACCAATAATTTTAAGACGATGAACAATTCAAAGATGCCGTATAAGTGCGGACAAAATGTTCGAATGAACGAACAAACCTATCTCTTCCTAGGATATACTGACATTGATTGCAAGAGAGGATGGATTGCCGATAAACATGGAAACGGATTAGAAGTTCAAATCAGTAACTTAAGTAACTTAAGTAGATGTTAACACAAAAATTTTTAAACACACATAAACTGGAAATTATGAAAAGCACAATGAACTTACAAAAATCCATCTTCCTTTTAGATGGTCATAGAGGAACTTACATCCCACAAAACTTTGCCGAGATGATGAGACACGAATGTCCTCCTACATACGATTTCACTACCAATTCAAATGTATTGAAGCGGATGTTGATTGAATTAGATGAGGAAGGTAGAGAGAGTGAATTCTATTGGGACAATTGGAACGACATCCTTTGTCACTACAACGAGATGCGTAACACATCCAATAACGAACTATTCTACCTAACGCAAGGTGAGGATGGTGACCTTTGGCTCATACACGAAGACGAACTAGAGGAATGGAACGAATACAATAACCTATAATAATTAAAGAGATGAAAGCAACACATCAAGACAAGGTAATGAATGCCGTTAATGACATTTGTTATGACATCAATCGTAGAATCAAGAACATGAACTACGAAGAGGAATTACAGGTGAGACAATATCTCATAAACGAATTCGATAACTACCAAAAGGATTGCGAGATGTTCATGTTATATGACATGGAAACGAAAGACATTGCAGAGATTCTCCAAGTAAACGAGACTTGCATATTCGACATCCTAGTGGATCTTGGATTTGCAGCTTACGAAGACGAGGAGAAAAACTAATCAAAAATCAAAATCAATAAATTAAAAATCTAAGACAATGAACAAAAATTTAAATTCAGCCATTACTGGCGGACAAGAAACGGTGCATGGATATTCCAACCACGAGACGTACACAATGATTGTGCATATACACAATGACCAAGAATGGTTAGAGGAATCGTTTGAACTACTTCGTAAGAATTGTAATCCGTATCGATTGACAGCACACTTTCAAGATGATATTTTCAGAGGAAGAGGATTGTCAGATATATTCGGATTGATGGCTTTCGATAGAATCAATTGGTTTGAGATATATGAGAACTTGAAAGAGATGATGCCGAAGATTAGATTCGAAGTTGGAGACTATCTGATGATTGTGGATGGTGATGACTTGACTTTCGATTGGAAAGGAAAGGTATTCGTCTTCGATTCGTATGACGGAAATGTGGAAGGAGCAATAGACATTGCTGACCATAGTGGTGAGGTTGTGCAACACTACCAACTATTCGAACATCGTTTCGTGAAGGTAACGCACCAATGGATACTTGTTCAGGAATCAGATAGATGGATATCTGAATGGAGAAACGAGAACAATGAGATTGTGGGAGTAGACTACTTTCAAGGATATGATTCTTTCGATGCCTTGCAAGAGGAATTCTTCCTACCTAATGTGAAACTTACTGAAAAGGTATTAGAGAAGAAGGTGAATATTGACGATGCGATTTGGTCAGTCATTCACGAAGAGAATATCAGCAAGGAAGAATTGCTTGAGAGACTTGCTTTGGCTAACACACAAGCGAAAATCTTATTTGACCAATTGCTTGAATTGTGTAATGGTGAAGATGATACAATGGCTGAGGAATTGTCTCACGCACACAACATCAAAATACTTACTGACCTAACTACTGACGAATATAAATTTGACAAGTAATATGAAAGCAATAGAACTAAACGCAAATGAAATCACTAGGATACAAGTTATCCTAGGTGATTATCTAAATGACCAAGAGACTGGTTATATTGAATTGGATAGAGAATTCGTTATGGATGACAAGACCTTCGTCACGATTTGGATTGACGGATATTACTCGAAAGACGAATCATTTCGATATGGTCAGATGAGAGAGATTGCCGAATTCAAATGCGAGACATTTTCAGTAGATGCTGATGTCGAAGTTAACGGAGATTGGGACATTCAGAATCACTACCAAGATTTCTCTTTACTATCATTCTCCGACAACGAAACTTTTGACCATCTCACTGGTGGATCGTACATCTAAAAAATAAAATTAAATCAATAAAACAATTAGAAAAAATGGAAAAATTTAGAATCACAAGACATTCATGCATCACTACACTAGATTCATATGAGCATGGAGAACTTCAGGAAGTTAATTCTCATTCAATTGAGAGACACGAGGAATTCGATTCAATGGAGGAACTTCTAGCATCGTTGAATGCTCACATTGGAGCAGACTATAACCAAGACGATTTCGAGATAGACGAGGAAGCAATTCATACGGATGTCCTCTGCAAATACGTCAACGGTTTTTACTTCAGAGCATCCATTCCCGATGTCGCTCTTTGGAGACAAGGTTTAATTGACCTATACAATTGTCATCACATCTTCTATGCAGAGAGAGTAATCAAGTTGAAACTGACTAGGGAAGACGATAAAGAATCTCTCTTCAACATACTGGGCAACGCATTAAATCCAAACAATTAAAACATAAGACAATGAAAAAAGAAATCGAAGAGAATAAGTACATATGCAATTCATGTCACGAACACTATCCTGCAAATGAAATGGATTTTGATGCCGAAGATGGATCTGACCTTTGTAAAAATTGCAATCATATTTCACACAATGATTTTCCCTATGGCGAAATTGAAAACGCACATGAAATCACAATCAATGCCGTAGAACTTGCTTCAGAATTAGCACATACTAAACTAATAGAGAACTGGGAAGATAGCATCACAATTTACAAGGATGTGAAATCGGATGTGTTAACCTATACTGAAGATGCACAAGACTTGTTCAACGAATATTATGATAACTATTACACATTAATCCAATCAACTAAAATTTAAAACTATGAGCAAAAAAGTAAATTCAGTAAAAGCATCTCGATTCCTTGATTGGTATTTCGGAGATTCAGATAATGAGATAAGAGAATTTGGTAATTCTATGTTAGAGCAATTGATGACATTCGGCAAAGCAGAAATATCCGTAGAGCAATTGTTTGATGGATCTTGGTACATTCCGCAAGATATATGCGAAGACTGGGATGGGAATTATGACAACCATCAAGAGTATTCTCCATCGGATATAGAATTCATTAATGACCTTAAATAATAACTTAACACAATAAATAACATGGGATTTTTTTCTTGGAAAACTAGCGATACGAATCGCTCAATCAGTAACACATACTCTAGCAGAGGAGCGTTAAAAGTAACAATGCTAATGCCTAACGGAGACAAGTTCATCGAAGATGATTACGAAGGATACGGTATATTCGGAGGAATAGATTTCTACGATGCCGTCTATGAACTGAACAAAGACAATCCGAAATTCGAACACATCATGTCTCAAGGATGGGAAAATAGATTCAAGGGTATAATGATGCTATCTCATAACGAACCAAATAGAGAATTTGCTATTGCTCCAAGATTCGTAGAGGATGGATCTTTGAACTGGGCAGATGTAGAAGATTCAAAAAATTGTGAATCACAAGGTTACTTTGGATTATAAAAATAAAAACACTATGAAAAACTATTGGACAAAACAAGCCGAACTAATGTTAGTAGGCAAGGTCATCAAATCAGTAAGGTTTATGACAAAAGAGGAAATCGAAATGAACGGATGGTACTACGGAACAATCGTTATCACCTTGGATGATGGAGTAGAAATATATCCATCTCAAGACGAGGAAGGAAACGATGTCGGTGTTCTATGCTTCACACACAAGAATCAGTTCGGGTTGATTCCTAAACTATCGGGGGGCGAGATATGAGAAAGACAATTGATATCATCTTAACTATACTGGGTGTACTTTGTTTAGTTATGTTCTTCGTCTCCTATATGACGAATTCAACACCACTAATGTTAGGCACGATGACGATACTACCAATAGTCTATCTGATAGGTAACTTGCAATAATAGACATGGATAATCTTAAAAGGATGTTGTTAATTCAGCATCCTTTTTTTTTGTGCCTAGTTTTCAATGAGTTAGGGCTTGTTTGAGTGGATCTTGGGATGTCTGGTACAAATTTCACCGAATCACCGCCCCAATCCAAAAAATTTACTATCACTTTCTCTAGCAGGTCAGACGGTGCAGAGTTTTGATTTTGCTGACTTTTATAGTACATTTGGTTTGTAAAAACTTCTCGCACACATTTTACACCACAAGAATAGTTTGAACACCACGCAAGATAATAAGCCACAGAAAAAGGTTATTGGAGATTCTCTACTGATGTCCTTTATTAAGACGTGCCGGTCTCATGCAGACGTGTTAAACATGGCTTATATCAACCATATGTGTGGTAATGGGCAGCGTTGGATGAGCGACATTGTGGGTAGAAAGAAGCCTATCAGAGACCGAGACAAGGTCATGAAGGTCATCAATTCTATCCTACTATATTGTGAAGAGGTGGAGGAAATGAGAGAGAAAATTGAACGCCTAAAGCATGAAATCGAAGCACAAGTATAGAGCAAATTGGCTCACTTATTTTGCCGAGAAGGACATAAATCCGAGGAATGCCTTGAAGATATTCCGACCAGAGTTTGATCCCTTGAAGGTCAAAAGGATGATGTCCTTGTTTCATGGCAGGATGATTTTTGAGGAACAAGACCTAGTCGATTGGAAGAATATAAAGTCATCTATAGAGAGAACGGACACAAGAAACAATGGCAAAATCTTTTCGTAGTCAGAAGTATTTAAAGAGGGCAGACACATACCTTGTCCTTGACACTATGCACAAGAGGGTGAACAAGATGTGCATCTCTCTGGGTATACCACAAGATCCAAAGTCATATGTATACTTCGACCTTGCTCTCTTGAGCTTTCCTCAAGGGGAGAGAAGGAAGATTCTCAAGCAGATTTTTAGCAAGTGGGGTACAGATATAAAGCTCGAACATGAACCTTATTTATTAACATTAGAAAAATTTACAAAAAAAGTTTTGGAGGGTTTCGAATAATGTGTTACATTCGCAAAACATTAATAAAGAAAACCTATAAATTATGTCAAACATAACAATTTCACCAAAGACGGTTATGCCGTTCATCGAACCTCGCAGAGAGGAAATGATTAAACTGATGGGAGGAGAAGAAGTCCTCATGAGAGAGATGTCTTTCGCCATCCAAGCTGCTAACAACAACCAAGTGTTGGCAAATTCTAACCCACAATCAGTTGCAATGGCTGTGTACAATTGTGCATTGACCAAGTTGTCTCTGAACCCTGTGATGAACTTGGCTTACCTAGTTCCTTTCAAGGGCAATGCTAAACTAATGCCGGGCTACCAAGGGATGATTAAACTTATCTCTGACACAGGAATTATCAAGGCTGTATCTTCTGCCGTGGTTTACCGAGGAGATGAGTTCGACTTCATTCAAGGAACAAGTCCTGAGATTATCCACAAGCCGAAGGGAGAGACCTTCAAGCACAGCGATGTGTTAGCTGTATACGCAATTTTTGTACTACACAACGATGAGAAGTTGTTCGAGATTATGTGGAAGCCGCAAATCGATGCCATCAAGAATCGTTCAGAGACTGGCCGCAAGGATGTTGGCCCATGGTCTACTGACTACTCAGAGATGGCTCGTAAGACCGTTGTGAAGAGAGGTTGGAAGTCTATCCCTAAGTCATCATTTGCATTGGATAAGATTGAGAAGGTTAACACCGCTATCTCTATTGACAACGAGGAGTACAAGACCGTTGAGTATGTGAAGATGAGCGAGGAACAGATTGACCGCCTACTTGAGAAGACTATTAATGTGGTAGAACTTGAGACTGCTCTATCAGACGAGTCGGTAATGATTGATCCTGAGCAGAAGAAGGAGATTATTGAGAAGGCTCGTAAGAAAGTTAAAGGAGGGGACAATGAGTAATCTATTAAACGAAATCCTAAAGGAACAAGCACAAGCGTCTGACCAACGCTCACAGGCTTGGTTTAACGCTCGTGTGGGTAAGTTCACCGCATCAGAGATATACAAACTAATGACTCAACCTCAAACTAAAGCAGCGAGAGATAACGGAGAGTTGTCCGAGACTACCAAGACTTATATCATGGGTAAGGTTGCCGAGGAAATGGCTGGTGTAGAGCAGACCACTAACTCTGCGGCTACGGACTGGGGTGTAGAACATGAGGCTGAGGCTTGTAATCTATATGCCGAGATGATGGAGTCTCGTGTCGAATCGGTAGGGTTTATCCCCTACGGAGACCACGCAGGAGGTTCTCCAGATGGTATCTGCTCACGCTTCGGTGTGATTGAGATTAAGTGTCCATACAACTTCGAGAATCATGTGCAAAACCTTCTCATTGCTGACGAGGATGACCTGTTCAAGCAGAGAAAACCTTACTGGTGGCAGTTGCAAATGAACATGGTTGTCGCAGGAAAGGAAGAGGGGATGTTCATATCTTACGATCCAAGAATGGATGGGAAGAACAAGTTAGCGATAATTCCTGTACATTTACAACCTGATTCAAAAGAAATATTAGACAACGCCATTGCAATGGCAGTTAAATACAAACAATTTTTAATCGAAAAGTTAGGCAACCGATGATTCTAGACGAACACAAAAAGCATCAGATAATTGCATCCATGCTACACGCAAATGCATTTGTAAACATCTCCGACCAAATAGGGCCACCCTTTTGGGAGAAGGAGGTAAAGATGAAAGGTAACCAATTCGTTAAAGCTGCCGAGCAGAGATACAAAGTATTAGCCACCGCCCTCTTCGACCTTGAGGGTGGTGACTACTACCTACGAGCAATGGGTGATGCTGAGGAGTTAATAGAGGAGATTTCTACACTACCCTGGTTTTCTTACTACGACATCGTTCAACTAATTAAAAAATACAAAGATGAAAAAGTTTTGGAAGACAGAGAGAAACTTCAGAAAGGGATGGAATCTGAACCCACAGCAGAAGGGTGAGATTTATATCTCACTTGCTGTATTAATTATTATCTTTATTTACACACATTTGTCATGAGAAATCACCACAAATTTTTAACACTTTCCGTAATTATATTAACCCTATTTGCCACCATTCACGTTGTTAGTGTCAAGAAAATGGAGGGTAACAACAATTCTCACGTTATTCTTCGTAAACAAATAGAAGAGCAGCAGAAGATTATTGACAGCAAACAGGTGGAGATTAATCAACTTCAGCAGACTCTAAAAGATTTGAAGAAAGATGTGGTTGTAATAGATAACAAGTCAAAAGAAACTAAAACCAAATACAAAGATGAAAAAAGGTATATTGATCTTGCTACTCCTAGTCAGCAATCAACTCTTCTCTCAACTAACCTCACAGAGTTCAAGGATCTTGATAAAAAAGGATACTTTGACCTGCCTGAAGGACGCTGAGATTAAAATCATTAACAAGTTAGCAGCAGCCGAGAGGTTCTACCACTCCATGTACGATACTCACTTGAGTAAGATTTCTAACCTAGAGAAGCAATTGTCTACGCTAGATGTAATTGCCGATGGCTACAAGGTCTCCTTCGAGGCTAAGTCAAATCAGTACGAGTCCTTGCAGATGCAGTACGACTTGAGAGTTAAAGAATACGAGGATTTGGAGAGTTCCTATTGGACACTTAACGCAAAGAAAACTACATGGAAGACACTTACCATTGTAGGCATACCAGTCTCCTTCGTTGGAGGCGTTCTACTTACAGTTAAACTTTTAAACTAACACACATGAAAACACTAGCAGACAGAATTAAATTTCTACCAATCACACAAGACCTCGTTAAGTCAACCCTATTAGACTTGTCCCACATAGGAACACAAGTTATTGAGGGGAAAGTTATTGAGGTTGGGCCAGAGATTGAGGAGGTAAAACTTGGAGACATCATCCGCTTTGGAGAGAAAACTCCGGTATATCTTGACGAGAAAGGGGTAAAGGTTGGGTATATAATGGAGTCGGATGTGCTACTTATAATGGGCAATGAGACGGAAGGTTAGGTATTGGAACGATATCCAAATTGATGACGGGGCTTGTTATATGTGGAACGGAGAGTACCAGGTTATAACATTCAACAACTCAAAGGCAGGGTACTTTCACGCCTGGGGAATTGTTTCGGGAGAGAGCGTTGCGTTTATTGAAAATTATGAAGGACATATTGAAGCAATTAACCCAACATTCATTAAATTTACAAGTGAGAACACAACCACACCTCATTTGTTTCAAGCGTTATCATTTATAGAAGATCAGGAAATGAGAGAGAGGGTTATAAATGTTTTCTTGAACACAGATGAATACAATAAAGGTTAACATAAAACCATTGTCTATAAACAAAGCCTTCCAAGGCAGAAGGTTTAAGACAAGCGATTATAACAATTATGAAAAGTCATGCCTGTTGATGATGCCCCGGCTACGGTTTCCCCAAGGCAAGGTAGCACTTCATATACGGTATGGCTTTTCTAACAAAGCATCGGACGTAGATAACCCCACTAAGTTAGTGTTGGACATCATGCAGAAGAAGTATGAGTTTAATGACAAGGATGTTTATGAGATTCATCTCTATAAACTAATTGTCCCACGAGGTAAAGAGTTTTGGGAAGTTACTATCATCCCTCTCGAGTAAGTTTTTTTTTTACTGTTGAGCGAAGGCGGTTACTTCAAACGTGGAGTGCCGCCTTTCCCATTTCTAGCCCTATTTTTTGACTGACCTTCGGAAACAGTTTTGCCCGACTTGGTATGGCTACGATCCTTACCATCTTTGTTTCCGTAAGTTCCAGCCTTGCGGTTCTCCTTGTTCAGTTCTGAACGATACTTACGTCTCTCGGGAGTAGAATGATATTCTTTGTTGTACTCATCCTTTTTAGCCTTAGCCTTTGGATTCGATTGAAAGTATTTAGCACTCTCTGACTTGCCTTTTTTAGTACCTGCTAATGAATTTCTCATGTAACAAATATAACACTAAATTTGTTACGATGATTATACATGAAATACAACAAGTGCTTTGGGTAGAGACGGAGTTAGGTGAGGGAATTGCCCTATTCCTCATGGACTACGGAATGCAAAATAATACCGTGTGGGTTGTGGCCTTGGAGGAGACTGGAGAGATAAAACACTTCGACTCTAATCAGATTAGGCTATGCAAGAACCACACTATAAACCTTCGCTGTAATACGCAATCTTGAGCATCTCGTATAGTTTAAAGACGTACTCCCACCTCCTATCCTTTTGTAATAGTTTCTCTCTTGACATGGTGTGCCAATCTGTGTGGTACTCAGCATTAACAAAGATTATATTGGAGGGATTGAGCCGATAGGCAGGAAAGGCTCCCTTGCCCAGGATGTGGAAGCAGATTGATGGAGAGAACTTTAATTCTCTTCCTGTGATATAACAACGATGCTTACGACTTTCCCATAGATGTTTGAAGAGATCCATCTCTCCAGTAGGCTTGTACTTCTTTTTGAAATCAGTTCTCTTGAGGCCCTTAGACTTAGGCTTCGCATCCTCTCTGTAGTTCTTACAGAATGTGCGGTTAAAATCCGTACAAAAACACTCCTCGGCTTGGCATTTCATAGGCGTTGTGTTTAAAACAAATAAGGAGGATTGCTCCCCCTTATCTGTAACCTAAATAAATAATCAATAAATCTATGAGAAACAATTGAACATTGCAAATATACAAAATAATCTTTTGTAATTACAAATGTTAATAAATTTATTTTTCCTCAATCACTACCGATACGTTTGCGTTCTGATTCTGAGCAATATCGTTTAGAAAGTTCAATATTGGCAATCCAAATTTCGTAGGCATTTCTTGAATAAAAGCATCCAACTGCTTCATTTGTTCTTGAGTAATTACAATGTCCTTCATGTTTATTTAGTTATTTTGATTTTATAATCCCAAGAGTATTTTTTCCTCAGGTGATAGCTTATTAAGAGCATCTTGTTTCTTCAACTCAGAAACATCTAAGTCCTGTGTTAGCTCAAAATATTCCACGTCAGGCATAAAGTTTTGGATATTTTTTGCCTCAATAAGATACATTGAATACTTATTTGCATCTATAGATGATTCAAAGTATTTAGTTAGGTTTTGAACAGTAACCACTAATTGGTTACCGTCCACGAAAGTTTTGTTTGTTAGTGATACTTTATACATCTTATACTGATATTAATAATTCAAAAAATTCACTTTGATAAGGATTTGTGCTTCTTCCAAAAGCTGGGCAATAAATAGCTGTTATTCTTGTAGTTCCATCTTGATAACAAATAGTTCCCATTTTATTTGCTGGTGAAGTATTTTGTGAAGTCCAGGCTCCGCTTTGTACATAACCATATGGTGCTTTAATAGGTGTATATCCACTAATAATTCCTCTTATCAAATTTATTTTAAATATTTGATGACTATTTTGAAGGGAGAAAATACCTGAGCTAAACATATAAATAGCATCTCCTTCTTGACTAAATGGATCGTATGCGTAAGCGTTTACAAGCGAACTGCTTGAATTTTGAATATAACCTGAAATACTTCTTTGCGCTGTTGCTATACTCCAAAGCCCATTAGTACCTCCAGCAATATCAAAAGTCCATGAAGCACCACTCACAATAGCAAAAATAAAACTATTTCTAACAGATGAATTAGCGGAGTTACCTCTTTTAGCTCCAAAACAATGAATAAAAAAGCCGTAATGTGTTGGACCATTGGTACTTGTGAATTGAGTTGTACTCCAAGTGTCAATAGTTTGAGAAGTGTCTGCACATAAGTCAGAAGTTTTATATGTAAACATAGCTGATGTAGCACCCCCTGCAATTAAAATATTATCCGTCCAGTTTTCAATAACAAACTTACAGTTTGCACTAGGAGTTACAGTCCAGTTGGCTGATAATGTATACACCGCAGATGGTCCTGCTGTATGTGAAGATATTCTTCTTCTTTGACCAACAGCTGTTGTGTTAACAGTATCCTCTACAATTCTAATTTGGAAGTTTCTATATTCATTTGCTACTACTATTGCATCACCACTAGAGGCTTGCCCTGTAATTGTTCCTGCTGCAATTGCTGTGGCTAGTAAACATTTTTTAGTGTTAATATAATTAGTCCCAGAAAGAGTAGCAGTATCATATGTGCTTGCCCCTACTATAAAACCTTCTCCAGGTATTCTATCAGCAGAAACGTGTTGCTCATCAAAAACTATCATAGCACCTTGTGCCGAAGTTCCTACAGATAAATTTGTAACAGTTCTATTTCCACTTAAAGCAAATATATTATCAGCATTATTTAACTGAGTCACGTCATAACTTTTCCATTGTCCAGTAACAGCAGTTCCTGTTCCTGCTACATAAAGTGTTCCTGATAACAACTCAAATCTATCTCCTGCTGCTGGTGTAAAAGATAGGGGTTGATCTAAGTAAATTGTAGGGGCGGTAACATATAAAGAAACAGGTGTTGCATAGCCTGTATTACTAACTATTCTTCTTTCTTCTATTTTACCTGAAGCTAACCCAATTACTCTAATCATAAACCCTAAACCATCACCTCTATCAGCCCATTGATCTGCAAGAATAGGTAATCCGATTGTAAGTGTTCCTGATAAACCTCCTGCACCTGTTCCAGTATAAGTAAATTGAGTTGAAGTAGTAACTGTTATTGTAAAACCAGCTGAAGTGCTTAACGGAACTGCCGTAAGATCACTAGACGCTGATATAAATACTCTTTGCCCTGTATAAAAATTATGAGGTCTTGTTGTAGTTATTGTATTAGTACTACTTACTCTTGTCCATGTAGCCGCAACAGGAGCGTAATAGGTGGTGTCTAAATTTAATATAGATGTTGTACTACCAGCAAGAATCCCTCCTCTTGGTCCTTGTGATGGAGCAAGTCCAGCTGAAATACCTGCACCATAAGATCCCCCTGTACTCCAACTTCCGTTATAAATAGCACACCAAGCGTCTGTAACCGAATTATATTCAAAATGTGTTTGGGAGTTTACTCCCATATACCATAATTTAGGAGTATTATAATTATTACTTCTATAATCTGATACCATATGACCTGCTGAATTTGGGACAGGAGACTGACCTGTTCCACTAGGTGTTAATCCTGCTTGTGGTGTTGCGACTGGTCTCCACTCAGGTTTATCCAGTATTGGTTTAAAATTTAATGTAGTTGCCATATTTTTTAACTTATTCTATTTCTTACTGATAATTGCCATGCTGTTGATCTAGGTGGGTTAACTTGATCTTCTAAAACTCTAGTTGTTGTTCCCATACTTAATAAATTGGTTACCGAGGCTACTGTATTTATTGTGTCTAAGTATCCCCCATAACCTTTAGTCCTAGAGTAAAGACCAGTTTCAAGATAATTCGGTCTTTGTAATGACTTTAATATTTGAGATAGTGATACAGCCATGTCATTCATCTGCTGAGATATAAACTGCTCATCATAATAAAAGATTTGCAACTTATCTGTATTAGCAAAAGAGGCTGTGTTTGTATTGTACGTTAAAGTAAACACATTACCCGATAACGTAGCTCCTTTTGTAGCGTCACTAAACTGGTAGATAATTGTATTGTTAGTAGTATCTGTTATCAATAACAAACCTTCTAGTTTTACATTACCGTATGGTAAATTTATAGTAACGGTTTTAGCCACCTTATCAAAAGTGTAGCTCCCGTAGTCTTGTCCTATTAATATTTTTGCCATTTTTTTATCCTAAAGCTATTGCGTATGCTATTGCGTCACCTGCTGAAACACCACCCCCACCACCGCTGTATTGAGGAATGTTCAAGGTAGCACCTACCAAAGTAGCAGGTCCACTTGTTCCAGTTGTGGTCAAAGATAATGTATTTTGTTTATTATTGAAAGTATTCCAGTCGGTTGAAGTCAAATAACCATTTACCGAAGTAGTAGCTTGTGCAATAGATAGCGTTCTATTTGCTGACAAGTCACCGCCACCGCTAAGAGGTGCTGTTGTGCTTATCGTTCTTGTTGTTGGAACGGCAGTAAAGCCTAACGCATTTTGTTTATTATTGAAAGTTGTCCAATCCGTTGAAGTCAAATAGCCATTGACCGATGTTGTAGCAGCAGGCATACTTATAGCAGGTGTTGTTCCTCCTGAAGACACGACAGGAGAAGTTCCTGTTACTGATGTGACACCTCCAGTAGTTATAGGAACTCCATTTACTTTATACGAACCTGTTATGTTTATATCTACTGCCATCTTAATTAAGTATTATGTTTACAATATTTCCATTAAGCACATAGTTGTAAGCCCCCATTCTTTTTTCTGCGGACATAGCAATTCCAAATGAGGTTAGACTGTATACATCACCTTCTTTTAGTGTAGGTTTGTACTCATTATAGATAGCTAATAAATCAGCTAATTCCTCTCCAACAATATTGATAGGAGTGCTGCGAAGTTTAATATCTTCCTCTAATGCAGCTATCTGTTCTTCAGTACCGGTGTTAAGTATAAGAGCTTCACCTTCTGTTATAGTAACATCGATAAGCCTTACCCAACTACTTTCGTTTATTGCT